TCACATCACCGGGCAATCATCAAACTCACCTGACCGGGCATCGTTGATGCAATACGTAATCACACCAAACACCGGCCGCGATGTATCCGACACTTCGTCCTTCTGCGGTAACGGCTCCCTCCTCCCATTTTCAGGGTTTTCCAGATACGGCTGAGGATGTGTCCTGTAGCGCATAATCCTGAATTCACCATCAATAGTGCACACCAGCAGAGAACCGTCTTTCGGTGTCAGAGACGAATCGACGATAAGCATTGCGCCCTTCATGATTCCGGCGCGCAGGTATGTAGAGCCAGCTATCATCATGTACGTGGCTGCAGGATGCGCGATAAGACGCTTGTCTAGCGATATGCGATCTTCAACGTAGTCTTGTGCTGGACTTGGGAATCCCATAACTCACCTCCCATAAACACTGTATGCTCATACAGTATAATTAATCATTGGGGGTGATCAATGGTTGATCAGGTGCTAAACTTCAGCCCTTTCAGAATTGACTGATATTTCTAATGTTAAAGTTATTTAGTCGCTACATTTCAGTAGGCGTGATTAACACCGCTCTGCACTGGTTATGCTTCGGTGCGCTTCTGCATTTTCTTGGAGCCACTCAGGCCGTAGCAAATGTGATCGCATTCAGTATTGCGGTTACGTTTAGTTTCTTCGCTAACGCAAAATGGACGTTCAGGTCACAGGCAACGTCAGGGCGTTATATAGCGTTCGTCTCATTTATGTGCATCATGGCTGGAATGACAGGGTACATCGCGGATGCGATTGGTGCACCGCCGATTGTAACCCTAATAGCGTTCTCAGGGTTCAGTCTTGTTGCCGGGTTCATATACTCAAAATTCATTGTCTTTAGGGATGCGAAATGAAAATTTCTTTGGTCGTGCCAGTGTTTAATGAAGAGGAAGCCATTCCAATCTTCTATAAAACTGTGCGGGAATTTGAAGGTCTGCAGCCGCATGATGTTGAAATCATCTTCATCAATGACGGCAGTAAAGACTCAACAGAATCAATTATAAATGCGCTTGCTATTGCTGACCCGTTAGTTGTTCCATTGTCATTCACACGTAACTTCGGTAAAGAACCAGCTCTGTTTGCCGGGCTAGACCACGCAACCGGCGAGGCAATAATACCAATTGACGTTGACCTGCAGGACCCAATTGAGGTAATTCCACACCTGATTGAGAAATGGCAGGCTGGTGCAGATATGGTGTTGGCTAAGCGCACTGACCGCTCTACAGATGGAAGACTGAAGCGCAAGACTGCTGAATGGTTCTATAAGCTCCACAATAAAATCAGTAACCCACAGATAGAGGAAAACGTCGGCGATTTCCGCCTGATGTCTCGCGATGTTGTTGAGAATATCAAGCTCATGCCTGAGCGTAATCTATTCATGAAAGGCGTGTTGAGCTGGGTTGGTGGCCGTACCGATGTGGTCGAATATGCAAGGGCGGAGCGTGTTGCCGGGAGTACCAAGTTCAATGGCTGGAAGCTATGGAATTTGGCATTGGAAGGAATTACAAGCTTTTCGACGTTCCCGTTGCGCATGTGGACTTATATCGGTTTATTCGTTGCCAGCATGGCGTTCGTATATGGCGCATGGATGATCGTCGACACATTAGCATTCGGCAATCCGGTTCGCGGATATCCTTCCATGCTGGTATCAATACTATTCCTTGGTGGGGTTCAGTTGATTGGGATTGGTGTTCTGGGCGAGTACATTGGCAGGATTTATGTTGAGGTAAAGAACCGACCTCGATATGTTTTGAAGAAATGATTCTTGGGAGGATGTAATGTTAGAGTCTAGCGGATTTAAAGGTTGCAAGATAGAATGGTCATTCTATCTCTTTGTGCTGCTTTCTGTTTTCGTATTTTTTGGGTTCATCCATCCGACCACAATTTTCACAGGTGATGAATGGTACAATCTTTCCCTGGGAAGAAAGGCATGGCCTGAGTGGCATGGCTTCAACCCAATCAAGGTTGTTCCAGAGGTGTCTTTCCCTCTTCTGATCAACGTGGCATCTTTTACTCTAATGCCGATTGGTCTCTCATTTCTTCAGTCTGTCACTTTTTTCACTGCAGCATTTATTGCAGTTATGGTTGTTGTGTATTTAAGACAGTTCTATCTTTTTGCCATTGAACGAATGGGATGCTCGCTATATTCTGGCATTGTTGTCACATTCTTTCATTACCTGTGCTTGTTTGGCCTGTTCAGGACTCTCAACGATAGCAAAAGCACATACATGCTTTGGGAACAGAACTTAACATGCTATTACCACTATCTTCTCCCGGCACTTCTAAATGGCGCTGTTACGCTATATGTTCTCAGAAAAGGTAAAGACCTTAAATCTATTCTGATGACGAATCCGGTTGTTTCTGGCTTCATCATTCTTTCGATTTATCTTTCCATCTTTTCCAACATTTTCTCTAGCGTTATTCTTGCGGTGACATGTGGCTCGGTAATTCTTATTGAATTAATCTCTTCCAGATTCAAAATTGTTAACGCTGTCAAAACATATCCACTGCATGTTGCTGTATTGGTGCTTTGGGTTATATCTACTGTCTTTGAAGCAAATGGCGGACGTGCAGAGAGGATGGGCAAGGCATCACTGGACTTTGCAGGAACCATTCACAATGCCTTCGGTCTTCTTTCCCAGATGAGTGGCGTGTTTATCGTTGTTCTTGTTGTTGGCTTCGTAGCTTGCGCGATTTCATGTGTATCAGCAGTCATGAGCCAGGAAGAAAAATGCAGATTAGTTTTAATCTCATTAATATCAATGCTTATCATATTCATAGCTTTGGTAATGATAAGTGCTAAAGCCAGCCCTGGGTACATAGGAAAGCCTGTTGTGATGTGGGGTGTTCTGATGTATATGATCGTACTTTCATCATTTGGCATTGCTTCATTACTGAAGCATAATTATGCCATTTACTTAACTCCTGTTGTATTGTTGATACTTGTTAACGCCTGCACAAGTCAGAATCATTCATTAAAATATCCGCAGAATAATGGCCTTACATACAATAAAGCCAACGCAGTTACTCAGGATATGATAACGCAAGTTGAAAATGCAGTAGCTGAAAACAAGAGAGAGATGACACTGTACGTTCCATTTAGTAATGATGCAGATAACTGGCCTATACCAGTAACAAGAGGAAGGGAGATATCCTGGACATTGAAATCAAATGGCGTGATAGACAGGAATATTACTATCAAGGTTCAGCCGGATATCGAAAAGAATAAGCAGTTTGATATTAAATTTTAAGAATGCGCCCCTGCCGGGGCGCTTTTTTTACCCTTTAATCAGAAGAGTTCCTGTTAGCGTTCCTGTGCTGCTGGTAACGTTCACAGCTGTTGAGCCGCTAAGGCTTCTGCTGATTACTGAGTCGACAATGTTTTGACTTCCGCCGCTCACGTTAACTGCGTATACCATAGAAGCGCCAGTTGCGGAGTTTCCAGTTAAAGTAAGTCTAGAACAGGTTGCGGCATTGATTCCGTTATAGGTTGCGGTGGTTCCGTACCCAGCATCAAGTATGGTGTTGTTAACAACTCTCATGTTATCGCAAGAGCTTAAATCAATACCATGCTGCGCTACACGTCTAACCATATTCCCGCTACAACTTCCCTGAGTTACGCTGCTCATAACAATACCGCGACCACCGATTCCTTGACCATCTACAAGGTTGTCATCAACCTCTATGAGCCAGTTTGAGCTGCTTTCCCCGCCCATAGGCACCCAAATGCCATATGTCGTTGACTGGAATATAACATTTCCGCATATTCTTACGTCTGAGAATGTTTGCCCTGGCCAGGACGTTCCTGCAGGGTTGTAGAATCTGACTCCAGTTACACATCCATCTATATTGTTGTTTGTTATTAAGATCCTTCCGCATGAGCGATCCCCTATAAATACACCATCATTACAACTAACTATCTGATTATCTGAAATAATCATTCCAAAACAGTTTTGATGGTCAATCCCATTGTTTGGGAAATTCCTCACAATGTTACCTATGGTTGATAGATGCACTTGCGCTGCGGCGGATATCCCCTGAGCATCGGATACGTTTCCAGACTTGGAAACAATTATGTTGTTCCGCATGACATTGAAGAAACCTTGAGTAACTCCAATTTCATTACGGGTCAAAATTCCCCAAACACAGTTTGTGCACTGATTCCCTTCTATAATGCAATGCTCTGCTTCGTTCACCTGAATAGATAACCTAAAGTTACCAGTCCCCGCATAGCCGCATCCATCAGTGAAGTTATTCCTGATTTTGACACCATATCCCTGCGCCAGAATTCCATTTCGACCTGTGTTGGTTACTCTGCAGTTTTCGATAACTGCATTTGTTGCAGTGCTGCTATGGTTAATCCCGATAGCCGCATCCGTTGAGTTACCAAAAATAGTGATTCTGTTAACGCGGTGGGAAGCATTCTGTACGCGCAAAATATTCCCAACAGCCGAGGAAGGAATGCAGTATAGCTTTATATCCTCATTGTTTTTAGGAGTGCTGCTGGCAAAGTTGGTTTCGTCTGTGACGTTATAAGTCAGACCCAAACCATCAAGCTTTCCGCTAGCCGCATTGTGCGCATTGGTTATAGCTGCGTGGGCAGATGGCGTTGTGTCGTCAACGCGAGGAACGGCCCCAAACATTAAAGGGTTTACAACATCCGCGTTAATTCGTAGCCACGCATTACCGGCGGTAGTTTTGATGATTGTTCCGCCGTTATCCGTATACGTCGATGCGGACAGAATAGCCCTGAACTGACCACCACCATAACCGGTACCAGTTGTATATTCCCTTAGGGTAATCCTTTGACCATTCGATGTAGGCTCTGTTAAGCGCAGGGTGGCTATTGAAGGGCAGATGCCAATAAACTTTTCACCGTCATTTGCAGCTAACTCTGTCTTCTCCAGCTTCAGATTTAAGACTGACTGAACTGTCGAGGTTGCCCCTGCATTGTTAGTCGCTCCAATTAATGTTGCGCCGGTCGATGCAGCAAGAGATGCAATGGAGGCCTTCAGGTTTAGTGCGCCCTGAACGGTTGTAGGATTTGAGCTATCGTCAACAGCACCAACCATCGTTGCGCCAGATGACAATCCAAGCTGAGCCAGGACATCATCAGTAAGCTGAACCCAGTTCGCCAGTGTAGATGGTGGCAATGTTGCAAGGCAGAATGAGTAGCCTAAATCAGTCCTTTTTGCGATATCCCCTACTTGGGCATTTAGCGCAAGCATGGCCGACTGGGAGCTAACTACAAATGGCTCCGTTAATGCGATAGATGGGATCATGGACACCGGAATCTTTCCGGTACCATCCAGAGTAGCAAATTCAGAAAGAAGCTTTCCTGTGGGCTGTGATGCGCCATCCCAGAGAAACACAGCGTTCGCTCTTGATGACGCCGCTGGAACTGGGTTAACCGTTTCAGAACCAGGAACCCTGACACTCTGATCTACGTAGTTTTGAATTGCATCAGCAGCGGCCTCTCCTGCTGCTTCGGCTGAGTTAGAGGCAGAAATTGCTGATGCTGTTGCAGAGTTGGCTGCTGATACCGAAGTTAATGATGCAGACTCTGCTTGTGAAGCTGACGTAGCGGCAAGGTTTGCTGATGCTGCAGCCTGCGCTGCGTAATCGGGAGCCGCTTCCAGTTTGTCTGCATATAGCTTACTTTGCGCTGCGGCGATCTCCGCAATCGAAGCGTACTTCTGTGCTTTTAAGGTGTCTGAAATTGACATTTGCGGTTCCTGAAAATAAAAAACCCCGCATAAGCGAGGTTTATTAGATTGAAGTCAGATTAGTATTCGATTACTACGATGCCTGGAGCTCCAGCACCTGATGTTCTTGAAGCGCCTGTCATGCTGCTATCATAGACACCGCCACCGCCAGAGCCATACGCTAAGGCCGCTCTTCCCGGGCCGCCATTGCCAGCCCTGCTGCCGCCACCCCAAATAGAAGCGCCGCCATTTCCTGAAAATATAAAGTCACCAGACTGCCCGTCACTTCCATCACCACCGGCAATAACAATATCCGCACCTGAGCCGCTACCACCATTACCACCGCCGCCGCCAGCAGTGCCACCAAGACCTCCAGTGGCGAGCGCTGTGGAATTGAAAGATGAGTTACCGCCATTATTTCCATTTACCGCACCGGATACCGCGTTTCCTCCACTGCCGACAACAACGGGATAGGAGGTTCCGGGGATTACGTTAATCCATGTGATTACTGTCCCACCCGCCCCGCCACCAGACCCACTAACAGTTTGTGCGGTGCTGGTTCCTCTGCACCCTGAGCCGCTGCCACCACCTGCAGTCACTGTCACCTTTATTCTGGTAACACCCTGCGGGGCAACAAACGAACCGGAAGAAAGGAATACTGCTCTCCCCCTTGGCTCTGCATAATTACTGATATCCGTTCCATCTGAATGAATATTAATAACTGTTCCTGGCAATGACTGAACGGTAGTTCCTGCCGCTCTTGTGCTAAGAATTACGGAGAATCCAGAGCCCGTGCAGTTGTTTTCAATTGTCCAGTCCTTTACCCATTGCGGAAGATAAAGGATCCGATTGCCAGTTAGCGTTCCTGAAAGGATTATTCTTTTTTTCGCGGCCAGGATGTCACTCAGGTTCACATTGGCGGTAGAAATCGTTACAGAGGAACTACCATATGCATATCCAGGCACCCATCCGGTAGGAAGGGCTGTAGTGCCTTCTGGATTATTTGCATTCCCGTTAGTTGTGTTAATCCAGAAACCAGAATAATCACTTGAGGGAATAGTGGCACCTTGTGGATATCCAGAGATATTTGAAGCATAGGTTGAATCGAACAGATATCCCATGCCTGCGTTTTGCCATTGCTGCTGAATTGTTACTGAATACAGCACGCCATTCACATCTTTGCCGGACGGAGGAATGCCACCCGCACTCAAAGGCTGCATGGTAATCGGCGGGAAGCCTTTATCAAAAGTGGCTACACCGTTGTTATCCGTCGTCGTGCTTGAATCAACAGGAATGGTGTTTTTTAGCCCATTAACACCAAAGGCTTTGATTATTTTCGATGGTGAGTCTGAGGAGTTCATGTCATACCTGCTGAACAATATTAACAGTTACCCCGATTGGGGAGGGAAGTGCGCCTGAGCTTTGAACTATTGCGAGTTCCGATGTGGAAAGAGCAAATTCGAATACATAGCTCATTACCAGGTCCCCATCGTTTCGAACGTAACAGCGGCCACTATCACCAAACATAAAGGTAAGAAGTTTGTTTAGGTTTGGGATTGTGCAGTCGGAGATGTTTGCTGCAGCTTTCATCATGATGAGCTTACGATAGGCATCATTTGAAAGAGTTACGGTGGATGTTAAAAGCTCGCCAGAGTAAAAAGGTGCCTGGTTGAATGGCTGTGGATCATCCACTACTGGTGGTGTCGATGAAGCCTCATTAAAACCGAAATATATCTGGTTCTCTGTTACCGTCAGCTGTCTGCTGACAACCACTATTTTTCCCCATACGTCCAGGCCGTAGGTATCGGCTGTCTGGATGTTCCATATAACGTCATAGAAATCATCCAGAAAACCTTCAATACCTACCGCTTCATTGAACGAATAAATCAGGGATTTTAACTTCGGGCTGTCGGCATATTGCGTCAGGATGGTATCCGCGACGTTTATCATGCCAGTGTCACCGAGATGTTTGATGCATCCAGTGTTGGCACTTCATCAATGCCAAAGGATGCTGAGGTTTGATAGGTAGTGCCATCACGGCTGATGGTGATGCTGAAGATATCTACGTTATCACTGTCTATTGCCTGAACGCCTGCATAGTAACGACCGGCATAAATGGTTGAGCCAATACGCGCTCGTGTTCCGCCATCCTCGCCATTAAAAGAGCTAAGGATGGCGGCTCTAACTCTGTTGACGATATCGCCAGGCAATGCGTTGTTGTCTGCAAGTTCAACCTTGAAGTAGACGCTTACTGCAGAAGGTGTCTGCCACTTAATTTCGTACTCAGGGTATGGCTGAACATAGTTAACATCATCAACCACCGTGTAGTTCGTGTTACCCACCATTGATGGACCAGGAGGTAGTTTTTGCCAGATCGCGTTTGCAATATCTGCAGATGCACCTCCATACACGCATACATAGAGTGAATGCGGCTCCAGTGAGACGTTAGTGAATCCCTTAGTTACAGTCAGGCTTGTGTTATTCTGTGTAACATATGCGTCAGTTACCCCGCCGACAGCCAGCACGTTTGCGTATACAGCCCCGAGCTGATTGTTTGAGTTTCCAGCTACAGACTGCTTGCGGCGATACTCAAAGTTAGCCCGGCTCTCCACCTCATTTCCCAGCACGCCAGCGGTGGCGTTAGTAATGCCAGACCATCCCTGTATTGCGCGGTAAATAGTGTTCAGCGCGCCGATAGGGCAAGCAATAGGTCCTGATGACTGATTCTGGAACACGACATCGACAGACCCTGAAGAAGTGATTACGGCGTCAGCCAGAGAGAAGTAAAGATAACCACTGGAATCCTGAGCGATGCTGTTTGCCGGGATAACCGTTCCAACAAGACCTGTACACGTAGCGGTTACCGTTGTGCCAATCGCAGCAATACGGTCAATGAAGTAAATCTGTCCGATCGCATCCTGCATGCGACCTTCAGCAAAGTCAGGGTTAATCTGGTTAACCAGCCATGCCAGATTGTCGTTCTTGTCTCCGATGATTGCCGTGTCGCTCATAGCAATCTGTCCCTGTGGAGTCGTCAGACTCTTACTCATCCCTCCGCCCATGGCGGTATCAAGGTCAGTTAATCGCCCGTTGAGAATGTCTATCTCATCAGGAACGGCAATGCCGGTAGCGGAAAACGTGACAGAGGGGACGGCTGTGCTAACTGTTACTTCAGCCATTTGTTACCTCAGAATTGGATTGTGGTCTGAACGTTGTTCGTGTCTGTTATGGTCATCACGCCGGATGCAAGGCGATCTGCTTTGCCAACTGTGGTGGCGCAGAATGCAGCCTGAACATATGGGAGCTTTTTGGCCTCTGTAGCCATTTTGGTATTGATGAGCTGCGTTCCTGGCCAGCGCCCGAGAATCCGCTCGTAATACGGAATCCCAAGCGTGGTGTCATACCAGGGCTCTCCCAGGAAGGTTGAGCACGCGCATGCTACGTCCTGCGCTACTGCATAGGGATTGGCGGTTATAGCCATGCTTCCGGTGTCGTCTAGCGTGATATCCCACTGGTCAGTCAAAAGCAGTGATTTGGTGAGCATGTAAACTCCGGGCAATAAAAAACCCGCCGAAGCGGGTTAGTTTGTTGGCGTTCCGGTGCTTCCGGAGCCTGTTTGTACGCCGCCGTGTTTGTGCGTACTAAGATGGATGCCATTTCCTGTGACTTCTCCGGTTGCGGTAATCGTACCTCCAAATGTCGCATTACCACCAAAGCTACCTGAGCCCTGTGTAAGCTGTCCGTTTGCCTCAATGATGGGGGCATTCAGGGATATTTTGTCGTCAGCATTGACTACAACAGTGTTCCCATTAACCTGGACAACCAGAGGAGAAACGATATCAATCCCATCATTGGCAAACTTCACATACTGGCTTGGTTCGGCGTTCAGCACCCCACCTAGATAGATGGCATCCGAATAACTGTGGGTGCGATTTGAACCGGGCAGTGCTGACTGCTTTGTCTTCTTCACGGCCGTGATATCGCGATCGCAAATGGCAATAAGACCAATGTCTCCCTCTACGGGAGGCATGATTACGGCGCTGGCACCGCGCTGCAGTCGCCAGACCGGAACGCCGTGAATCACCGAGTTCGGAATGAGGTCTCCACCTCCAGTGAACCCCTCCACCATTGGTTTCACTGATACGACTTCTCCGGATTCATTAACCGAAGTTACGATCGCCAACGTGATGAATGACTTCCCCATCAGAAACTGATGCATCAGGAATTGCTGAGAATTGGCATCGGTTGCCGTGTCCTGAGGCCGCGTAGTAAATAGGTTCATTACTGCCTCACTGTTAGCTGCCCGATAGATGCCCAAACGATGGTTGCCCACGGAGCGCCTTCAGTCCATGTCGAAAGATGGTGAATTGCCGACTGCACCGTATAAACCCCGCTGCCGTTTGGTAATGAGGTTTCTATCTGCACCTTGCGACCTCGCAAAATCAGATCGCTGTACTGGCACTGGAAGTTAATCCCGTAGTTACTGAATACCGGATATCCAATTAAGCCGTGCTCTGGTGATATGAGAGGCATTGTGTCGTCGATGCTTCCACCCTGCGGCCAGATGTAAATAGCTCCCAGCCTGAAATCAATCTCGATGCCTGCCGCGTGAGCGCACTGCTGAATCTGTGCTATCGGGTTGCCTTCGAAGTAAGGATTTTCAAGCTTCGCCAGCACGCCGTTGTTAACCACCGTATAGCCAATACTTGCTGCTATTGTCGTGATAATTTCAGCAACGCTTGCAATGCCTTCTTTTGAGAATGGCGGGGCAGTAATTGACTGGTCGAAACCAGTGGAGAAAGCGCTGATTATCAATGGCGCATCTGGCATCTGGTTAAGGTCGGCAAAGCAGTTAGTGATAGAGCCGAAGAATACCGGCCTGTCATCTGCCCAAACCTTCATCATGTTCTGCTTGGCACCGTTTAACTGGATGCCCTTGTAGCTCAGCAGGGCCATGTTTTCGATGCTCAGTCCAAACACCCTTGCTTCCAGTGTCGTTCCTGATATCCCGCCGTAAGCACCTATCTCTATTTCTGCCTTGATGTTGTCGATGGTCAGGATATTGTTTCCTGACTCATCGAAAGCACCGTCTTTCAGCGTGAACTGAAATTTCAGCGTTCTCTTTTTATAGGTCATGCTGCCATCTCATCTGCCGTGGCGTAGAACAGCTTGAATCGCGTCCCGAGCTCGTCATAAACAGGGTCAAGGCTTCCTTTGGTATCAGCGAAGAAAAGCTCCCCCTTAAAGCCCAGATAGGGGTAGCGGACTATCTTGTTGCAGTTATGGCAAAGAACGCCCTGAGCTATCCACAAATTATCTAAGCCAACGTCAATGAACATGCCTGTAGAGCGCTGTACGATGCGCAAGGTTACCGACTGACCATCAAGGTTAACGCTTACTTCCTGAGCCTTAAGAGGCTTGAGAGAAATGTTCTGCATCAGGATAACCCCGCTACCAGTTCATCCACCGTTGTCGCAAGGTTTTTAATGGCCGATGTTGCCGCGCCATTGATGGCACTTGTCGCACCTGATGTTGCATTGCTAACGGCATTCGTTACGGAAGTGGCTACGGTTGTTGCAGCACTGGACACTGACTCTTTCAGGCCGGTTAGCGCGCCTTTGACATCTTCAAGAGTTGAGTTAGTGGCTGTTGAGTTTGCCTTCTCCGTAACGACGCTGGCTGCCTTGCTTGTGCCGTTTGATGTAGTGTTGCTATTGGCTGTAGTGCTTGTCAGGGTTACTTCAGCTTCCTGCAAAACAGCCTGGAAGATGGCTTCCACTGTCAGAAGGGTCACATCGCGATCTGATGTCCGGTAATTGTATCTAACCAGGTCATAGTCTTCATATGTCGTGTCCGGAGTCTCGATGTCGTACACCTGTGCATCAGCAACCATCGCATCAAGCGCAGCCAGCATGTCTGAGCGACTCGTCAGGGTGAAGTTTGTCAGATTAGGGATGCTACCGCTAAATCCCGTCCATCCTTCCAGCGTAAACAGCACCCGGATAATTGGCGGCCGTTTTACCTTGTTAAAGCTGCTGTAAGAACCTTGCTCAATTGGAGCAGATACCACTGAAGCATCTGCCCCATACTCAATCCCAAGAAACGATGAAGGAGACAATGCCCTTAAGCCTGATTTAAGGTAAATCCCGTAACCAGGCGAAAGGGTACTGTTGATTATGGAAAAGATATTGCCGCTGTTTATCGCGCTGAGTAGCGTTGTTTCGTTCAGTGAAAAGGCCATATTATCCCTGCCCTGACATTGCTGGATTTACCAGTCGGTTTCTCTGAAGGTTTCTCTGGATATCAGCACCCAGAGCATTGGCGTTTCCGGCCGATGTCTGCATGTCGATTTTTCCGATATTGATGTTGGTCTGGCTTCCTGCGGCCGCTGGCATATTGCGAGATGCCGATGACCCTGCTCCTAACTGAATGCCCCCCATGATGTCAGATGAGCTGATGTAGCCCTTCCCGTTCTCATGGTCGACAATCCCCTTCATCAACCTGGCCATCGTTGCCGTGTCTCCTGAATCCAGCACCTCGTTAGCGCCTTTTCCTGTCGCTTTTGAAAGCGCAGAGATATAAGCATCGACGTTGTTATTGTCTGATGCCGGAGCGTAGGTTTTGACGATTGAAGAAAGAGTGTTGATACCGCGCTTGAAGTACAGCTGAAGTTGCTTATATAGCGCTGCAATTCCGTGCTGCATTGACTCGAATACGGCAAAGCGACCGCCTTCTCCTCCTTCCATCGTTGCGCCAGACTGATTGGCATAGTTCAGATTGCCAGGGTTATTATTGCGTATGCCGCGAGGAGCTGACTTGTATCCGTCACCGCGAGGAAGCTGTATTCCAGTCTTCTCAAATATCCAGTCGTGAAGTTGCTTTCCCCACTCCGTAGTTGTATCTGTACCTGCACCGCTATTCAGGAAATCCGCCACGGGGTTATTGGTAAGCCAGGAGTACTTCTTCTCAAGCTGCTCAGCGTACTTTTGTAATTCGACAAGCCCGGCAATGAGACTCAAGCGGCCGAGGGCGAGCATTGCCCCTCTTACCCCGCCAATCGATGCGGTCATGCCTAACAGCCACTTCCCGCCAACAAACACCAGAAGCAGTTTCAGCGCATTTTCAAGCCCGCCTACAGCATCAACAACCTTATTAATTTCATCTGCTGTTTCGGAGAAGAATTTGCTTATTTCAGGTCCGTGAGTGCTAATCCATATCCCGAATTTCTCAATCAGGGGAATTAGCTTCTCGATGTATGGAATAAGCGCTTCGTACAGCACCTGAGACGCCGCAGCAAAGTTCTGCTTCATCTCCTGCAGGCGGCGGTTAAACTCCAGAGCCTTTTTAGTTGCTTCATCAGTGGCTCGTGATATCTTCGCAAACCGATCTGCATCCTGAACCAGCGAACCGTTAGCAAGCCCCTGCTGAGTGGCATTGTCAAAGCCAAACATGCCGCCAAATCTGCGCTGAGCATCTTTACTCAACTTGCCCCAGTTACTGGCAATCTTGCGCATGATTTTTTCGGCGTTGTCGTTCTGGTAGTCGAAGTTAGCGCCTGTTGCACCGGCGAATGAGGCCAGAGCGCCGAAAAGCGGATCGTCCTGTCCGCCACCGGTGCGAATGTTTGTCAGCGTCTTCTGGAAGTTACCCAGCGTGCCTGCCATGCGCTCTGCAGTTGAACCGGCTGCCGCCGCTGCTCTCTCCCATCCATCAAGAGACTTAGCTGAGATATCCAGAGCGCGAGATTCAATCCCCAATCGCATCAAATCCGATGTCATGTTGGTGATGAAGGTCTTGATACCCTGCGCCGATAAAGTAACGCCTACCAGCGCAAGTAATTCTGTTCTGATTGAGCCAAAAAAAGAGGCCGCTCTTTTACCTGCGGCCTCCATGTCTTTAGCTGTCTGGTCAGCATTCTTTCTGGTATCGTCCAGGCCTTTTTTTACTTCTGTCTGGCCTTTCTTGAATCCGGAAGAGTCAAGACCAAGAGTGACTACCAGTGAGTCAATAATCGTTGGCATCAGCCATTCTCCTGAGCCCTGTTGATGACCATTTGGTTGTAATTGTCGACTGTGATTATCTCAAGCCACCACCACATATCCTCTACGCCAAGCGTTGTGCTTAGTTCTGTCAACGAGCACTTACCCGAAGACAAAACCGTCGCTATTGTTTTAGGTACGTTGGCATAGTCGGTCAGGCCAGCGATTTGCTGACCCATTACCGGAGGGATGTCTAACTGGCGGCGGCGGTCAAAAAATCGACGTGCAGCTTAAAGACTTCACCGCGAAGTTTTAGGCGCGTCATAACTTCTTCAGTGTCATCATCAATCAGTGGTCGCTTGATGTTTTGATCTGCTGGGTTTGGCACTGCCTGAACGCACTTCATCAGCTCGTCCAGGAGAGGCCGTGCATCCTCTGGAGGGATTTTAGCCACCATTTCGAGGCCGACCTTCGCCATGCCTGCCATACCCATATCTGAAAAGTTATCCGGAAGATTAACGCCGTTTTTAGCCATTGCCAGTCCGGCACGAATTGCCCACCACTCAGCCTGAGTAGCAGACATTTCGCGAATGTAGAAAACCTTCCCATTATCACGGCCTTTATCTTCGACGGTGTAGAAAATCTCTTTGCGTGCCATGTTAGTCCTTATGCGTTGTACGCTTCGCCCACGACTGATTCCCAGTTAATCTGGAAGGTCATTGCCTGCAGTACTCGCTGCGCATCAGGGATGGCTTTTACGCGTTGCAGAATGCCGTTGGTCAGCGTGAACTTGCGACTAATCGCCGGGAGGATGATTGTTGCGTTGCAGCGGAATACTGCCTTTGAGGTCAGAGACGTCAGTTGCCAGGTCTCGAACAGGTCACGAGATGGGCTGTCAGGCATGATTGTGATCGTCTGCAGATATTCACCGAAAACGAAGCCGCCAGAGAGCTTACCGTCAGCGCCACGGACGGAAACCGCCATTTCTGTATCACCCAGAGCAAACATCGCGTCCGCTGCGTATCCTTCCAGCGTTTGAGCGCTGGGGAACAGGTTGGTAACAGTGAGGGCAAAAATAGAGTCTGCACTCGTAATTGTGTTAGACATTGATTGCTCCTTACTGAACCATTACTGAGGCTAAAGTGAGTTTCTGTACGCTTCCACCATCGGTGTAATAAAGCGAGCACCCCGGGCGAATGCGCTGAGCGCGCTGCTCTGCCGTTGCCTTAGGAATGTACAGATACCAGCCTTTTGCTGTGATAGATGGAATTACATCGGCCCCAACAGCGTTATTAATTTCTGATGCCTGAGAGCTGGAAAGGTCAATTCCGGTACGAATACCACCAAACGCAATACCCTGATTGATGGTGTCTGCAAACGAGGCCTCAATGGCCGCATCTCCTCGGGTGTTATAGGGGAGTGTCCGGTTTGATTTAAATAGCTGAATGGCGTCGCCCATCAGGTTTGCATTTAGCCAAATCTGGAAGCAGAAGGAATCTACCCATTTGAAATCACCAGTGATCGTCCCGTCAGCCCAGTAATTCTCTTCAACTTTGTTTTCTGAATACTGTCCGTAGAAGTTGTATCCATTCGCAATAAGTGCATCGTAATTTGCTGAGGTACTTACTTCTGTTAACAGCCCAGATAGTTCACGATATTTAAGGGTTACGCGACCTTCTAACCTGTCGAAGTCAAGTGATGCAGCATATCCAAGGATGCTTGCCGCGTGCGCCTGGTCACCGAATACTGGGATTACATTCGAATAGTCGTAAGTGCTGATGATTTTGTAAGCCAGCGTATCTGTTGAGCCAGATACCAGCGCTGACTCTTCCAGCGTGAATGGCACATAGCCGAACCGGTAATTCTGACCGTTAGCCCAGGCAGAGAAGTCCAGCGCCTCTTGCTCGGTCGGTGTGAAGGATGTAGTGAAGATTGCCCAGTTCTGAGAGCTATCAAGCACTGACTGCATAGCCGTAGTGACTACTGCTGCATCTGCGCCCTGTGACAACTGAGCGCCGGTAGCGGCCGTCAGTTTCAGCCCAGCAGAAAGAGTACCGGTTGCGTAGGTAATAGTGCTCGCCGCGCCATCGGTCGCGCTGGTGATGATGAAACGCTTCTGAGTAGTGTCGTACTCTACCGTAACACTGGAGCCGATACCTGTTTCGATCAGGTCAGCAGCCATGGCAAAGCTGGTTGCCGTGCTCAGGTCGATACTGGCTGAGGTGTGCGCAGTACCGTCAACGGTCAGGGTCAGTACACCACTCAGCAATTTGAGTTGGTCTAACGTTACAGCCGCCATTGAACCTGATCGCAACCATGCTGCAGCTGCTTCCGGGTTGAACCGTGCAAACAGCAATGCGCCTGGTGTCTTGGTGGAATTGTCGTAGCCCTGAAAATACACTTCAGCCATGCTGAATTCAGGCGATGCACTACCGAAATAGGCTGCTACGTCTTCTTTGTTCGTGAATGTGATAACACTCCCCACCGGAGCATAAGCGCTGTCGGTAAGGATTAGGCCATTCAAGTCAAGCGCTGAACCGCCAGCAGGCAAAACGCCAGGGTTAATCTGGACGTCCTTTCTTAATGGGATTGCCATTTATTAACTCTCCGGAGGGTATTTTAAATCTGCGGCAATAACGCCGACTGTAATGCTGTCCATGAAGTCCTGGCGTGTGGTAACAGACGGGTTGAATTGCCCGATGAATTCCATCGTCCAGCGGCCTTCGTATTGTTGCTCGCCGTTTATCATCGTTGTCTGATGAGGGTCTGAGCAGTAAAGAGGAGTGATGACATTGCCGTTTTGTCTGAACCATTCACAGGCAAAGTCTGAGCGGATTAGCGTGCCGATGATTGCAGCGTTATCAGCCGCGTTTTCGCCGTAACAGTCAATCTGACAGGGCCATTGCGTGCTGCGCTGGTTGAGCTGCTTTCCTTCGCCATACACACCGTTATCGTCGTATTTGACGCGGTTGGTAGACAGCCCTATCTGCTTCAGCGGTGTCATGATGATGAAGTCATGAAGCGGCATTGGCGTGAGGTTCTGCTGACCTACCAGCACGTTGTCGATGGTGAGGCCGGTGATATCCATCAGAAACGCCTGCAGCGCAATGCGCAGGTCAAGCTCGGTGATGTCTACTGTGACTGTCATGGCGACCTCTGCAGGTTAACAATCAGGTGACACCAGTCCGGATAAAGCTCTGCCACTTTCACAACCAGCCATGTCTTGCCATCCACAATCAGCATGTCCCCACCCTGTTGTTCTGGGCGGTTAATGCCGTTGAAATTTCCATTCAGATAGGCGCTTTGCAGAATCCCCTGAACGTTAATCGCATCAACCTGTTTAAGGTCGGTGGATGACAGAGACTGCATTTGCACAATCACATCAACATCGGTGTATGACTGCACACGCTTACCTCCCGGTGCAGTTGTGAATCCGCTGTTCACTTTCAGCACGCCGGGAACGTCAGGGTTAACCGTTGTGATCGCCCCGCGAACAATTTGATGCAGGTTCATCAGGTAACCTCGTAGTTAACATCGCCAATCATCACCCTGGTGTCGACGAGAGGCTTATCTGACTGGTTAGGCATTACTTTCCTGTTTCTGCGTCGCTCAAGCGTGACTGGAGATAAAGCAGGCTCAATGAGCGTGGCAATCGACTCCTGAATATCACCCTTAATCTGAGCGCCGACGACCTCAAGCACCGTTCTGGAATCAAGACCTGACGCAAGTCCGCGCTCAATCGTCTTCTTCCACTCTTCCTTTTTTTCTGCGATTGCGTTGCGGAAGAATGGACGTGGAGGCTGATTGTTTGCCGGGTCACCGTACTCGTTACGAGTGGCAATCATCGCGACGCTTGTTCCGTCTGGGTATGTTGATCCGCCGAGAAATCCGGCCCTTACCTCAGTGGCATTGAGTCGCTCAGCCATTCCTTCCAGGTACTTATCGAGGCCGTCAGACATAGTTATCTCCAGGATAGTAATTAGCCATCCGGTAGACTTTCGTCGCCTGCCAGAAGTCCAATCCGTATGGGCTCTGCGTATACCACGCATACCTGAACTCAATAGGGCCGAGGTCAGATGAAACTGACACACTGCCCTCGGTAGCCGATGCAATGCGCCCAACCATTCCTGAACCACCACGACCTCGATTGTCGCCGTAACGCACATACGCCAGATGCGCCATGAGCATGTAGAGCAAACGCTCTCGCTTCACGACGTCATCGACGAGTGAGTAATCGGTGTTATTCAGATAGTCAGTGGACTGGTCAAACAGGAATGGAAGGATTGCACCTGGAACGTTGGAGAATTCAGGGTACATGGCGCGGAAACTGGCGATATCCAGAGTCACGACAGCCATGGTTTATTCCTCTTTGTCTTCCTCTACGCCTGCGTCTTTGGCATTAACCTGCTCAAGGCCCGTCTTCTGTCGTGAGCGCTCCAGAGAGGCGTCTTCTACTGATTTCATATCAGTTACAGCGAAGATGATTCCATTCAGGAACATAGGAGATGACTTGTGGTTCTTCTCAAATTCTTCCCACACATCAGCGGGAACATTTTGTGTAATACCAAAGCCATTGATGAGCATGGAGTCGTTTGCGCCTTTCAGGGTGACAGCATTTGAGCCATGACCGATTTTCAAACCACAAGGAAGCTTGCAGCCGATCACATATGAATCGGTCTTTCCAACCTTGGCGGCCTTGGCACCTTTCTTATTCCCGGCTTTACCTTCCGGTTCTGCGGAGTTTTCCTGCTGTGTAACTACTTCTTCCTGCTGCTCGACGATCTCTTTTTCATCAGCCATTCTAAATTCTCCAAAGAATATTGTTACGGGCTCAATTTAGAGCCCGATGAATTAAACGCCCAGCATCTGTGCAAACAAGAAAGGCTGAGTAATAACCGCGCCGTAGGTGGTGCCGGAGTGTTTCTGCTTCCAGCTGGAGGTCATGGTGATGACAGGATGAGCACGCAGTTTTTCGCTGTATGCGCAGTAACCCGCATCCTGACCCTGAGCGGTCTCAACGAACATCTGCACCAGTTCACCGGCCGCAGTGCTGTACTGAGGAGCCACTTCGATACGAATGTTCGTGAAGGTGTCTTTAACCATCTTCTCGACAGAGTTACCGAAGATTTCGTTTGATTTTTTGAACCAAACAGATGCGGCTGGAGACATTGCCAGCACCAGAGGAGAGGCCATATCAACACCATCACCTACTGCGCCGTTGGTACGAGCAATCAGGTCTGCATACAGCGCCAGGATATCGTTGTAGATGTCGATAACCTGCTTGTCTTTCCACAGGGTCGCGCCTCCTACAGTTGCTGGGGTGATCGGAGTCGGCAGTGATGGGTCGTTCAGGATGCCGTAGTTCAGCAGGCCAGATACGCCGTAGAAGTAGAATTTGTTCTGCGCCTGGTTCAGAGTCCACGCTGCAGCACGTTGCTTCTCTGCGACGTATGGCAGCATAGCCAGGCCATAACGTTCCTGCTCCAGCTCACCATAGGTAACCATGGTCTGGTAGCGGAACACCTGACGGTTTTCCCAACGGGAAGTTACCTGGTTAGCACCCTGCTCGCTGTAGTCGTCATACGCCACAACGTCACCGGATTGCTCAACGCGCTGGATCATCATGGTGTCTTGAGCCCATGAGCCTTTTTTCTTCTCGCCCAGAATCTCTGTCGCTTTCTGCTTAGCGAAGATAGTGCGCACGATTTCAGGGTCGATGAAGGTTGATACTACAGCAGGAATACCGCCGTTTGCGCCAAGACCCGGCTGAGGGTCGGCATCCATTGCAAACTTAGTTACCGATGCAGGCAGGTAAATGCCGCGAGATTCGGCTTCCGCTTTAAAGGCAGCGAAATCAGCCTGAGTCAGTTGAGGCATTATGCTTTGCTCCAGGTAGAGATGATTAACAGATTGCCGGTTGTTGCAGGGCTAGCCACGTACCAGTCGGTTTCAACAGCACCGGAGATGGTTGCGCCAGCTGCGCCGGTCTTAAGTGTGCCGTCAGCCAGTACCGCAAATACTTTCTGGCCTACAGTCGCGTCAGTTGCAGACAGAGCCCAGAAGTCACCACCAACCACCGGAGATGCTTCGCGGCCAGCAGGAATAGTCATGCTGGAGTTCTGCAGATAGCCGATCGTGGCGTTTGCGTTGTTGTAGACGAAGCCAACAGGCTTGCCGGTGCCGGTGTTGTTCAGCAGGAGTGGGTTAGTGCCGTCACGCCAGGCGAAACGGGCCATTACCAGACCGCTTGAGCCAGCCTGATATGCACCTGGGCCGCCTGCAGCAGCAATGATTGGGCTGTTAGAAGCAGGCTGACCAGCCTGACCAACGCCAGAGTAAACAGATACACTTGTCTGGAAAGCCATTGTTATTTGCCCTCAAAGAAGTTTTTAACGTTTTCGCGAGAAGACGTGGTGATAACTGCGGAGTCCTGAGCCATGGATGACGGCTGGCGTGCATAGGCTTTGAATACAGAGCTCAGTGCAGCGGCAGGGATTGAAGCGTGCTCATCACAGCCAAGTTGTTTCAGGGCGGTGCGATACACTTCCTCTGCGCTATCACAGGCCAGCTCTCCAACTACCGGGCGCACATCACGCTCAGCTTTGCGCAGGTCGATGAAGCGCTGCTCAACGGCTTTAACCGCTGCGTCCATCGCTAACTTGCTGTCGTTTGCCATTTTTTCTTTCTCTTTTTTCTCTTCTTCGGCTTCGTCTTCAGCCTTTTTGTCTTTCTCCGACTCTTCGTCCTCGGCGAGTTTTTTCTTCTCTTCCTCGGACATTTCGTCTTCTGCTTTCTTCTTGTCTTCGTCTTCATCTTTGATGATGGCTTCGACTTTCTTTTCTACCTCTTCGGACTTCTCATCGTTAGCCAGATATGGCCGGATGAGAGTCATGAGTGATTTGATTTTTGACATCAGTTTGAGTCCTGTCGGTTGTGAGTCGTAAACAAATACATCCGGGCCTGCACGACCCGATGGCACGATTGCCACGTGGTTACAAACGATGTCACGCATGACGCCATCGTATGCCTCTCCCTCGTACTCGCCGGGGGTCATATCTAGCCGGTAGCGGTATGAGGATGAAATTTCTCGCTGCTGCTTGTTCTCCACGCCGATGATGGAATTCACATCCCAGATGACGAGAGAGTTTTTCAGGTAGGTGCCGTCGAATTCCGCGCTTTCACCGGTTGAGCCGATGATTGCCTCTTTCGGTGGGTCAAGCACTGACACGGCGATGTGCGTGTTCAGCAGCGGTTGGTTGTTGAATGTGTCTGCGGCCTTGCGCAGCTCTTCAGGGTCACGCAGCAGGCGATATGCTTTGTCAGGAATGAGTCCCAAGTCATCGCAGCCTGGAATCTCGCGCCCGTAGTAGACGCAGATGTTAGCCTTGCTGATTGGGGTTAGCTCTACGTGAAGCTTTCCGTCCGCGTCATAGGTGCGCACGCTTGCCCTGTCGAATGCGAATGCAGAGTCCCTTGCCATATCTGGCTCTTGTTTTGAATATTTCATTTTTACAACCACTGGCTGCCCTGGTTGTTTTGGAGGGTGGATGCTCGAAACTTCTAGCTTTGCATCCCTTGGCAGAAGAGTTTCACTCTCATGCTTATTACTGGACATGCCAGTGACATCGAGACCAGCAGCCCCTTCTTCGGTGTCAATCTCAAGCATTACACCGCCAATACTGAACATCCCGGCGATTTTCTTTTCCTTTGAGGTGGAGAGGAATGCTTTATCGGAAACGACCATTCCCTTTTTGATCTCACCATTGGGGAATAGTTTTTTTGCATCCTCTCTACTAATTCCTCGGTATAGGGTTTCTCCGCTGAGTTGACCCTTTGAAACTGCTGAGTCAATGCGTGAGATGTCAGGATCGGATGTGTTTCCGCTCCTTAATTCAGAATTAAGCTTGAGGAAGTTGTCGCCTGAGTAACTCGAAATTGCTGACTTTTCGTTTGGTGAGAGCTTTGCACTGCCGGAGACTTTACTTGGTGATACCTTTTTAATTTTTCCTTCCGCACCGGCTGTTACTTCGCCGTTACCATTTACTTTTACGTGCGCTCCATTAATGGTTATCCACTTGTCTTTCTCATCTGCATCATTTGCAAGCGTATATATTTCAGCCTCATCTCCTGCATAGCCGTTCGCGTATGCCGCTCGCTCTACTTCTTCGGCTTTTTCCTGTGTATCGAATGGCCCTTTCGAACCCAAATACCACTTGCCGTCTTTTTGATGTACTGGCATTGGATTACCTTTCTTCAGGCAATAAAAAAGGCCACCAGAAGGCAGCCTTATGTTTAATTTGTTTCTTTAACGTCTAGATTTAGCTTCTTCCAAAGCAACTAGCACTCTTTCTTTCCACTTTTCGAAATCAAACATCAGATCGTTTTGCTCAATGGCAGAATGAAAGAAGTCGCCTTTCTCCAGTAATTCATCAAGGAGAGATATCAGTTCTCGCTCTGTTTTATCGGTCATAGAAGACTTCCATTTTCTCTCGCCACAATAGCCAGAAGGTTATCTATCAGAATGGCAGCACCGGCTTCCACGTGCAACCGCAGTTTGGCTCCTCACCAGGCAGCACATACTGGCCTTTGTCGCCAATTGGCAATCCCTTGTCGAGGTAGAACTCTTTGCCGTTAGCCTGCACATGTTTGTGTCGTGGCTGATTGCCGCCGCCACTGTGCAGCCAGATGCCTTTCTTAATGCCTGCGGCCTGCTGTCGTGCATTTGATAGCGCACTGGTAGCCTTGCGCACCTGGTCGCGAGCAATGAACTCTGCGCGGCGTCTGGTGATTCCATGACGCTTGCCAAATTCACGCTCAATCTCATCAGCCAGTTGTTTGCGATCCCCACCTTTGGCGATAGACCTGAATACCATCGACTCCACTTCGGTGAAGTATTTCTCAGGTATCGAGCGAATCAGAGACACGTTTTCAGCAATGATGGCGTCACGCTTTTGCAGCATGGCGTCAGTCCATTGCAGGTTGATAACCAGTGAATCTTTGCGGGCGGATGCGAGAATGCCACGGTCGACTGCCTTTAGCGTCTTACCTGCCACCTCATCGGAAACCGGAATCGCCTTCCTGATGAAGTTGTCTATCCACTTCTTAGCCAGTGAGGATATGGCACGCTTCACCAGGTCAACCGGGTTAGCATCCATAGCCATATCCATCGCTAGCGGGTTATCCCGCATGATGGTGACTATCTCTGCCTTAACGTCATCGTTCATTTCACGAATCGTTCTGAGCAGCTCTTTCTGGTACCACCTGATGTTCCCCGCGTTGTAGTTCACTGGCTTCAGACTCTTCGTCTTCTTCCGGTTCATAATCACCATCCAGATTTTCGAAGCCTGCACCTTCAATGCATTTCAGTGCATCGCGAGCCTCTTCGGAGTTAACCAGTTGCGAGTCAGCAGCGGTAGTTACTGTCTCGACCTTAATCTTGGCAATCTCAGCCTTCTCTTTCTCGCTCAGTTCATCCAGTGGACGGAACTCGAAATAGATGTCCTCCTTGATTTCACCAAACTCAGAGAGCTGAATAATCTTGAAGATGTTCTCAAGAGCGCGGCGTATATCGCGTTCCTGCATCCCTGAGATGGTTTCATGCCACGTCTCAAGCTCTGAGTCACCTGATGCGTTTAAACCGGCTGGAGCGTTCCCAAGGAGCTTCAGGTTAGTGATGCGCGCCGGGATACACATCTGGTCCTGATAGTTGGACAGCAGGTTGGACAGTTCGCTGAGAGAAGTCTGCATGTGGAGCAGGTCTTCATCATTATCGATTGCCCAAATTCCCTGGTTGTCCTGCAACTGAGTGAATAGCTTAATGCGTTTATCGAACTGACCAGGCTCAGCAAGGCGAGCATCCATGTCGGTCTTCAGTGCTCTCATGCGCAGCGTGCGGAGAATCTTGATAACGTTCTTCTTGGCATCACGCCAGTCAGTAACGTAATCCTCCATCAACTGAGTCAGTGACAGGCCTCCGAACGAATAGGATGGCTTGAGGATGTCTGGAACTGGCCGGCTGATAATGTCGATGAAGCGTGACTCATGAACCGTCTGCCCCATAACAAACCATGCCTGCGGCTTGTAGTAGTTATCGGACAGAGGCCAGCGAGTGTTGTACATCGCCGGATAAATCCATGTTGGGTCTACGCAACGCAGGCCTTTCAGAGAACCCTTTGGAATCTTTCGAGGGTCGAGGAAGAGCGGTTTCTCAAGCTCTGTATCGCTCGCTCCTGTGTCAACGTAGATGTGCGCCACGCCAAACATGGAGTCCTGCTTCACAGCTTCATGAATTAAGCGCTTCACATCGTACTTAACGAGCGCCTGCTCCATCAGGTCGATGTCAGGGTCGCCGTCTTTGCGGCTTTTAATCTCAATCCAGTTGCGCGTCATCTCGTCAGCCATGACGGTATGCATGTTCGCATACTCTACCTGCTGAGACATGGCGGCCAGAATCGGGTAACCACGGAAGCCTGAATACTCTGTGCCGATAGACATGCTGTTAAGCACATCATACGGCGTTGAATCCATCGCCAGAGTGGCTTCTTTCTTCGCCTCAGGGATTACCCCGGGCAGTGGTTCATATCGTTTAAATTCAGCGAACGGCTTCTCATCATTTGCTACAGAGGCATTATCAAGATGCATCTGCGTGATTTTTGCTGGCCCCTGCCGAGTGGTTTGCGCTGTTTGGTTGCGTCTTGTCATTGGAGTATCTCGTCAGGAATATGGAACAGGATGCCTGCTTTACCCTTCATCTCGGTGATGGCATCCATCATTGGGTCGAGCTGGTCATCATGTGTGTTAAAGTCAGGGTTGATCGCTTCCATTTCCACCAGGAAGTCGTTGATGAAGTCCGCATTGGCTGGAAGCTTGATGTAGCCAGATTCGATATAGCCCTGGGTATCCATCAGGCGAGTGTATTTGTCCTTGTCTCGCTGAATGGCTTTAACGGGGCATAGGGCGTCTTTGCGAATGCTTTGAATGAGTCCGGTACCAGATGCCTTGTCTTCGATTGCCATGTGGCGCAGGGGCCCGTTACGGAGCATTTTGCACTTAGACCAGAACGCTACCGCTCGACGTTTCAGCTCATCGGCTTCCCATTTTCCGCGAATCATGTCTATCAGGTACATGTAACCATCAACGCCTAACCCCCAGTGCTCGAACACTGAGAAGTCATTGGCCTCTTTGGTCTTCTGCGCGGTATCGCCATACACAGCCCTGAACTTCATCACCGGCAGTTCACGGTATTCACCGAACCATTCAGACTTGATGAGTCCGCCACCTTTGGCGGTTGGTCGCTGCTGATAAAGGGCGTTCCATACCAGTGAGCCACGCTGCTTGGCTTTATCTACGAACTCCTGAGGCATACGCTCAGGGAAAAGAATTTCACCTGGCTTGCGTAACAGGTAGGTTTTTCCATTCAGTTCGTGAGTCTCTTCTTTCTCAGCCTCCATAGGGAAGCTAACCACCCGCCACTGTTCCCCGCCTTCCTCTGCCTTTTTCAGCAATTGACCGGCAAGGTCATCTTTATGCCAGCGCGTAAGGATAATGATGATTCCGTTAATTTTAGGGTCAGCACGCGTAAAGAATGTCGTGTCATACCAGTCAATAACTGATTCCTGGTACGTTGGGGATGAGGCAGTTTTATAGTCTTTTGCAGGGTCATCTATAATGCCGATGTTCATACCCTGGCCAGTGATACCGCCATTCACGCCTGCAGCACGATATGAGCCGCCATGCAGTTCGCCATTGGCATTTACCACTTCCCATAGCTCAGCGGTGCGGATAGCGCCTCCAGCTCCTGTTCTCCCGGATGGCAATGCGGTATCAGGGAATACGTCTGCGTATTTCTTTGAGCCGACTATGCGTTGGGTGTCTCGTGACATGCGGTTTGCAAGGTCTGAAGAATATGAACATGCGATCACATTCCAGTCAGGATGCTTTCCCAGCACGTAAGCGGGAAATCGACGCGATGCTTTTTCACTTTTCCCGGAACGAGGAGGCGCGAATATCATCAGGCGCGGCATATTTCCTGCCTCAACCTCTTCGAGGAAATGGTCTAGCTCAGCAGAAAGCAATTCGTTAAACCAGCCTGTCTCATACAGCGGGTTGGTGTAGAGCGTAAACCCCATCAGTGACTGTCTGGCTTCTGCTATTGCGCGGCGCTTGAATGCCTCAAGTGTCTGCCTGTTTCTCAGCGAGCTGTGATCTGTGTCTGCCATGACCAAGCTCCTTCAAGCGTTCATCTAATTCTTCTTCAGTGATATCGGTGTACTGAATGGGGCCGCCATTCTTGCCGGTGACCTCGCTCGACACCTGCTCTTTGAATGCCTGCACCGTTACGTGCTTGCCGAGCAACTCAAGGTTCTTCACCTTGTCAGGCCATTTAATTTTCTTCAGTAGGGCGGCGCTGTCAGCAGATGCCATTTCGACGACATCCATTCCTGATAGCGTTGTGCGCCATACCTTAGGCCAGTCCTTAATCGGCTTGAGTTCGCCATTGGTAAGCAGGATGTCGAGCACGTCCATTTGGTCGATTTCAGTGAGGCGTCGCAATACGTAAGCAGCGTCTACGCCTACTTGCTCATTGCGCTCGGCCTTAAGCTCAGCAATGCGGTCTAAAATGTCATCATTTGCCATCATCCTCGCGCCCTGGTTGCGGGATGACTTCTCGCTGTATCCCGCCCTGATGGCCGCCTGAGTGGCGTTGAGGTCTTTAATGAACTCACGGGCAAACAGCTCTTGTTTGTCGGTGAGCTTTGCCATGTTAATCCTCTAACGTTTCGATGTTGATCGGGCCGACTGTGACCTCAACATTTTCTTTCTCGTCTGCGTACTGAGCTATAAATGTTTCGTGTACTAACTTCCCGCGAAAGGCTGCGACATTTAAAGAGCCTTTCATTGCCCTCTGAGCATCACCTCCTTGAGCTATGTACTCATTCAAATCACTCAACTGCTCATCTAGTTTACTTAGAAGCCAGTCAGTAGCTTTATCCTGCACCATTGCAGGCACAATGCGGGCGAATTCTGTTTTATCGCTCATGTTATTTCTCTGTCTTGAACTTAAATCCCCATCGAGCGATTAGGCTTGAAAGAGATTTGAAGTGTTTCTCTCTTACGATGCGTGCGCAGACAAATGCTTTAAGCACCGTCATGAGTGGACTAACCCACCATCGCTTTTGTGCAACCACCTTTATGGTGATCATTAGATGAGACCTGCAGTGCGGGCTTTTGCCAGCAGAGCATTGAAGTCAGCCACCAGGCCAGCGACATCAGTTGCAGTAGAGTCGGCCTGAGTTGCCATCTTCTTCACTCCACCCAGAGTGGATGTGGTAGCTGCAGGCAGAACATAACCGCCACTGGATACATCATCCATATTAGCCACTACTGCAGTGGCACCTGATTGAGCAATTACACGAGTAGGCATAATAGAATTTCCTGCTGAAAAGTGAATATCCCGCCCGTAGGCGCACACATAAAAGTTGCTGCAATATTGAACATTCTCGAAAGAATGCTCTGTATTGCAGTCTCAATTCTTCTACCACTGCTTGAGAAGGCAGCTATGAACGCCACAGACATCCCGCAATGCTGTGACGCGGTATCATCTTTTTCGAATAACCCGCACGCTTTTGCAGAAGGAGGGACTGCAGTCATGGCTAATGCAGGTAAGCAGCGAAGATGTGGCGCTATGGTGGGTTACTTCAGGCACTGAGTTTTAATGTATTCCTGCAGGACTCTCAGGGATTTTTGGTCACTGATGATTCCGGAGCGGATACCGAGAACGTTTCGTCCAGCAACGTCAGAGAGTTCGACGGAGGCATCATTGCCCAGGCTGGAGGAGCCGGAGGTTTTGGTTGTGGTTGGCACTGGACAGCGGCCTTTGACGAGCACCCGACCACCATTATCAAGCTTGCGCTGCAGAGCATCATTTTCAGCTTTTGCATCGGCTAACTCCTGTGTGTATTTGGCGTCGAGAGTGGCAACATCGCGCTGCCGTGTCTGCATATCAGAGATTGTTTGCGTGGCGAGCTTCAGGTCTTTGTCAGCTTGCAGGTATTTATCGTGGTAGTTGTTTGCCATCTTGCCGGCAATGACAACCCACACGAACATCAGAGCAAAGACAATCACCTTCCAGTGAGATACTACGGTTTTCCATAGCATAACTGGCGCTCCACTTCTCTTCGTGTGATGAGTCCTTTCCACTGCTTACCGCCTGCATATGTCCATCGTCGCATTTCATCGCATGCGCCATGGATATCATTGCGGTTGAGTTTTTTTAGCAATGTAGAAGACTGGAAAGCACCTGCGCCTACGTTGTAGGTGAATGAGTAAAGCGCGGCTTTCTGGTAGTCATTCAACTTCACTTTTACTGAGCCATCTACAGCCTTAATGGCTGGCTGCATGTGCTTATACAAAAGCGCATCGCATTCTTGCTTCGTGTAGGTCTTTCCCATCTTCACATCTGAACCTGTTACACCGGCACAGACAGTAGGGATGCCAATCGGATCCAGATAAGGTTTGAATTTAACGCCTTCCTGGTCAGTAATAAGCACTCCAGCAATTGAGACTGCACCTGCAACCGATGCAGCGATTATGCTGTTACGTAGTTTTTGAGGTAGCACCATTGATGGAGTCCTGAGGCTGTAGTTCGGTTTCTATACTTCGAACTATCTTTGCGCCTTCGGTGATGTTGGATACGTCCCCTCTTGCATACGCCGCTTTGAGGATTTCGGTACGCTTGCGATCTTCTTCAATCGCAGCTTTGTTTTTCCTGTCGTTTGAACGGTACGTAAGCCAGGCGAATAACGCAGAGACCACCGCACCAAATGCAAAAAGCACATCCTGCAAAGTTAGCATGGTCATAAAACCCGTTATTGAAGACCAGAAATACGACCAGAAGCCGTTTTGTGTATTCATGCGGAACATGCTCTACCCCTCATTGCGGGGGATTTGTTCGTAATTAAGAAAAGGTTGATGTATTTGAGAACAAATCCAGGATACATTTTGCGGTAACGTGGTTTGTTCGTGACTAAAGGCATGAGCAAATCAGGCAAGAGGCTGTTAGCGCAGTCTCTTGCCACCCATCTTCACGAAGCCCAGCCATAGTGCTGGGTTTTCTTTTTTGTAAAGCGCATAGCACCGTAGCCACAGCGGATAAGGTGAGGTTTTTGTCTGTCTGGTATTTGGTGGGATGCGCTTTCAGAAAGGTCGTGCAATAAAAAAGGCCGCCTTAGCGACCTGTCTTTAATTCATTTTGGCTTTCGGTAACCATGACAGAGGACTGACATGACTTCGCCAGGTGTTGCATCTCCCATGTCAGAAGAAACAAAAAAGGTAGCCACATATCCACCACAGGTAATTATCTTCTTATGGTAGATACCCTGTCCATTAATGGTGTCGATTTTCTTATCCATCACACCCCTCTCACCATCACGCCTTCCACCAATGATTACATACTCAACCTCATCAGTTTTCACTGGCGCTATAAACCTGGATAAATCCATAACAACCTCGTCTAGTTGCTCGTCAATGTTCGCTATGGCAGGCAGTGACGATACTGCTTTTCGACTGGCCGGTCTAGCCATAGCTCAAGTATGCCGGTTACGTTTATCCGGCGTCTTTCGACCAATTGCCTGAGGTAGCAGGTTAGGTGTGTGATGGCAGGCGATTGACCCTGCTTGGCAGATTGAAGGCTGCAACCCTATCCAAATAATCAAGATGGCTTATCACAACGGAAAGAGCACTGGCATTGCGGCAACAATGCACTCATGGATTGGCTGGATGATGACCGTCATGAGTTAATGCTCTTACCTGTTGTGCAAACGAAAAAGCCCCAAGGCGTGAACCTCAGGGCTTGTTTGTTTGGCTGCTCTGTTCGCTTTTGCTCCGAGCATACACAAAATGTACTACTTCCATTTCGCGATGGCAAGTTATTTAGGACAATTTACCTAAATATTATGCTGCCTGTGGAAATTCCTTCTCAATTTCGCGCCTCATCGCATAAAAGATTTCCGAATCGAGCACATTCTCGCACCAGACAACCCTGCGCCTGCATGCCTGGATATCCACTCCAGTTACTGCGTTCATCAGCCTGGCGATATCTTGCGTGCAATTGCGATTGCAATATCGCTTAATAGCTACATCGCGGACGGGGCTTTCACGGTGAAACGTCTTGACCATCACACGTTCAACGAAAGCAGCATCATCGGATTCTTTGGCGAGAGCGATGATGTTGCTGAATGATGATTGAGGGATGACCAGTTCGCGAGCTTTCTTATAGAGCGCATCTCCACGCAGTCCATCTTCTTGGTAGAGGCGCATGACGACAGACTCAATCTGTTTGGCCTTGTCATCGCTCCACTGGCTACGAATCATCAGGCGACCTATAACGTTGATTGCACCACCCGGGGAATCATCACCGGCGTTAACCTTACCCCATACCTGTAGCATGTAGTGAACCCATGCTTTCTGGCGGGTGTTGATGGTTTTCTTTGGGTGCTTCCATACGCGGCGGAAATGAGCATCGTCGATGAAGTTGACCATGCCGAATATCGGTGTGTGTCTCATCTTGCCCCCACGATATAGCGCCATTTCTCTGGCGTGTAATAAACGTACATATCACCACTATTAACAAACCAGAGGCTTCCCTGTCGCTTAAGCTTTTTCTCCATTCCGCCCGGGCTGATTGTGTATACCAGGACATTTTCTGGAGGAAGTTCTTGTCTTGTCCGTTTCCACTTATTCATCTACGCCGCCTCCGGACCATCTGGCTTATTAAGCCCTAAGCGATTAACGAGCTCACGACGACGCTCTGCCAATAAGCTCAAGGCTCGCTCCGCATCTGTAATCTGCGCATCAATATCCTTGAGCTTCTCCATGCCTGCATGACGCTGCCATTTGACTTGTTGGATGTTAGTTACGCTGCACATACGGGTTCTCCTACTAAGCTGTCTAACTGGCGACGCATCATCTTCAGGGCTCCGTCCGGAAATGGCTGACGGGCTAAGCCTGCGAATATGGCGCGGATTTTCTTGTCTCGGATACGCTTGAGTAACTCGGTTACTGTTGCGCGGATGGTGGCGTTAATCTTGCGGTCTTCGAGCTGTGCGAATCGTACGGATAACTCCACTGTCACCAGAGCATCCAGATACTCTTCGCAGACCTCTCTGCTTATGTCTGTCATGCTGCCTCCAGTAGTTCTGTAATCATTGGCAAGCTCCCGCATGTCTCAGTCACTACCAGCACAAGCATTCCGCCTTTAATCGCCTGACAGCGCTTAATGCGCATATCGTCTATCTGACCGTCATCCAGCCAGAAGCCCGCACTGGTGAGTGCGTCAAAAACGGCTTTGGGTAGATTGTCCAAATCTCGTTTGCGGTTATCGGGAGGTGCTGCGTGGATGGTGATTCTGATGCGAGGTGTGATTTTGATGTCTAACTGTTGTTGCTGGATTATTTCGATTACTTCTTTTCGGTATCTCTTTCCCCAATCGCTGATGTAGTGGATTCCTCGTGAGTGTCGCCAGTACCGGTTATTGGATGGTGGCCAGGGTAGCTGTAACAGGTATCTATTCATCTGACCGATAACCTCCCTCCGTTCGCTAGGTGCTTAAGTGTAAGGACTATGGCTCTGTCCATCTCTGCCCTGCGCTCTTCCCGGGTCATATCCTTACCGTTATCTATGCGCGTATGGCATTGTTCGCATAGTGCTGCCGTTAAACAGTCATCGACCTTCAGTCCTATTCCCTTCCCTTCGTTACGGTGTGCCGCCTGAACTCCATATCGACCACATAGAACGCAGCAATCTATCTCCCTGACCGCCTGAAGCCATTTACTGCTCCTGTATATTGCCATCTGAGATATCTCCGTTCGGATCGCGATAAATAAGCCATTCATCCACGCACTCAGAGCATGCGTAGGTTTCCTCTGGCGTTAGCTCCTTCGTGCAGCCTGCGCACAACGTTCTACGTATGCTCTGCTGCTCGTAGGATTGGGCTTCTGATTGGCTAAGCATTTAAGCTACTCACTCTTTCAGCAAAGCAAATGTCGTCGTAACGCTTTTCCTTTTCCCACGCATCGAAATCAGACTGAGAAACTTCCTCTACGCGAAACACGACGCCAACTATTCCAGTGCATTTGTTAACGTAATCTCCACCATCTTCCAGAGAGTTTTCGATTACCAAATCCACCGTTTCTTTCAGGCATACCAGGGCACACTTAAGGTCTTTGAAGTATCGATGGTCTGTCATGCAGGATGTAACGCGATATGTGATTACTTTTGGCTCACCATCTCTGCGCTTCTGCTCTCTCTCAATAGCGTTCCGCAAGTCTGCTAATTCATGCTTAGTTAGTTTCGAATAGTCCATATCAATGCAACCTCGCGTTAATTTCTTCATGCGTTTCAATTTTTACCGTGAGCACCTTTTCTCCGAAGTCGATACTGAGCGGCTCATCGCTTTCGCCACCCAAATCTTCCAGCTCTTCTTCCATGCATGCCTTTACTGCGCTTAGAAGTAGGAAAAGCGGGTCGACATCATCGCCAATCGCGTCTTGCAAAAGGTCATCTAGCCGGTCTTGATAGTCTTCAATTTCACTCATGGCTAACTCCATATCCTCTGTTGATACTGACTCCTACCCTTTGGCTCGCTGGCGTATTCGGGCAACAAGGCGGAAACCACCCAAAACCGAGGGTCTGCGCTTAGCGTTCTTTGAGTTTTTACGTTGCGAGATTGGTAGGCGGTGATTAACTGAGTTGCTTCTTCGTTTGTAAGGTCGTGATGGTAAAACCATGTCATCCGCATGGCGTTATCCTGATAACTGGTTTTGCGAAACTCTGTCCGTTAAGCGATTTCTCCTGCTCACGGAAGAGGCCCATTTTCTTATCGACCCACGGATGCGCTATCACCCTGTAGAGATAGTGAAGCTCCTCGTGCTGACGAATCATGGTGAACTTATGCCCGTTGCGAACAAGGCAGAATTTTACCCCGGACGGGATGTCTCTAACTCGTAGGCTCATAAATCCTCAGAAAAATGAATAGAGCTGATTCAGCACGTTCTGGTCTTTCGTCTTGCCAAACACATGCTTAATAGCTGCGTTAATCATGGCGCTGTAGCATCGCTCGAATTCATCAGGCTCCATGCTGCCGTATGACAGGCTTTTTGCCTCTGCCCTAACCTCACCACGGATGTTCGTTACCATGTCGTAGAAGCCAGCCAGAATCGTCAGGTCTTTTCTGAACCGGTTGAACTGAGTAGTTTCGTCAGCATGTTCAAGCCCTGCCTTGTCAGCAGCCCAGTGCTGAAAGCAAAAGTTGAAGAACGCGAACATTTTTCTATGGAATGCGGGGTTACGGGTTAACTTGAATTCGGCTGTATACATCTCGCCGTTTTGAAACTTGGTAAGGCGGGGAAGGTCATGCTCAAATGCCGGAGCGAATACTCCCCCTGCGGTCTTGATCATCTCGATTTGCATAAGTTGGCCTCATACTCACTCCTTCACTTTGATTCCAGCGGCGATGCCAGCCTGAAATGCCTGCCACATTCCATCCAGCTCTGACTCATCATCATCAACCTTGTAACCATCACCTTCTCGCCATGCCTCCCAGCCGAAGCGAGGAGGATTGCCATTGTGGTAGTTAATTTCCCACCACCGCTCAAACTGCTTTCTTGATTCGTCCATATTCCTCTCCATCACTCGCCTTTCTGCTGCTCTGAAATGACACGAGCAAACGCTTCTCGGCGAAATTCTTTGCTGCGATCAATGTCATCCTGCATGTATTTAAATTCGACGTTTTTTCTTGATTTCTGCAATGTGTACCCGCATCGACCCATGTACCAAAGAAAGGTATCGATAACATAGATATGACCGTCTCTCGCATTGCCGTTTTCGTTAGCATTCCCAATGGTGTCATGCATAGCCTTAAACACGTCTTTCTGGTCGTGGAAGTCACGTAGAAACTCCGGAAGGTATCCACCACTTTGCAGCCATTTAGCTAATTCATTCTCGTTACTCATCATTCCTCTCCATCAGCGTGCTGGGGTGTTAGTCGTTAAGTCCAATTGCAAGCTCAATTTTATGTAACTCATCAGGATCTGAAGATACAACCTCATTCATCCAATCGAGCGATACAAGCCTTCCATCATCGACAACACCAACGTTGAAATCATCGCTACCCTGATTTTTTAGTCCATGCTTGATTGCCTTATCTCTTTTTTCGAAATGCATACAGTCAGAGCTGTAGTCGATATCAAAATCATTGCCACTTCCGATAATACAACTATGAATCGTTATGTAACTTTTCATGCCCTCACCTCTCTCAATCTCTGGTTGATAAATGCAGTCAGTGGGTTGGCGCAACCAAACTTATGCGGCGCATTCTTGCGGTACATCCAGACCTTTTCGCGCCCTAACCACTCGCGATAAACCTCACCCCTCTTGTTCAGGGATGCCAGTATCTGCGTTGTCATTGACAGGCATACGCCGGTAGCCGCTGAGATATCCCCAGAGGTTCCTTCGTGACCATCATCCAGATAGTCAAGAATCGCCTGACGACGGTTGCTGTGCAGGCTAGTTAGTCGGTAGCGCTTAATATCGTTAATCTGACTGTCAATTTCGATATGGCCGGACTCGAGTAGCTCTTTGAGGATTTGGTTAACGCAGGATTTTGGTGCTCTGGTTAGTGTGTGAAACTCAGATGATGATGTTGGCTTGCTGGTTTCGAGATGAGCAAGCATCTTGTCTCGTGCGTTCATCTTCCCTCCTGCCAGAAGAAAAATAATGTGTTTACGAATGGGTCCTGATATCCGAGATAGGTTCTCTCTAGTCGGTATCTTTCGCGGTAAACGCTTCGGAAAAAACCTTCGAATCTTTCGCGTTCTGCGTCCATTTCAATGCCTCCCCAGGCGATGCTTTGCACGTAGCTCGGCGATTTTAGCCAGGCCTTTATCGTTGCTTAGCGGGATGTGAAGCTTTGGAATTTGAACAACCGGCGCAGGGATTTCTTCTCCTGACTCAATGCGGTGAGCCATTTTTCTCAACTCTTCAGTGCATCGCTTTCGCAGCTCTGAGTCTGTCAGGTTAAGCGATCGTATCAGGTCGTATAGTTTCGTCACCATCCAGTAGCAGGCGTTGCTCTTCCATGGGTAACGCTCAGGAGTTTCGTACTCAATTTTGTGGGCGCAGTATTCCATGACCATGTCGTAAAGTTCGTTTGTATCAGGGAGGCCGCCAGCTTTGAACTCTGCGTCTTTGCACCAGGCGATGAATTGCCCAGGGGAAGGCCAGAATGGTGATGCGCTTGCCCGGGCGTGCTGCATTCCGGATTTAAGCTGCTCTCTGCTGCGGATGTTGTTCTCTGCAAATGCCGCTATCCACTGGCGCTTTGCAGCTGCTTCGTCACGCGGGTCTTTCAGGGCGGTACTGACTGATGCCGGGAAAAGCTGCTTGAGGTTGTCGAACAGGATATCTACCAGCCTCTCTGCCTCGTTGTTGACTCCGCGATCTGGCTCTTTGTTTTCTCCAGCAAGGCGAGCCAGTGCGTTGCTGTCGCGATTGTGAATTGCCTGGGCAAGGTTTTTCATAGGAAGTTGTTCTCCCACTCGTCTTTGTCGTTCCAGTGTGATTGGTTAACAGCCGTCTTCTGCATTGGTCGGCCGGAGGATTGTTTGTTCTGATAGCTAAGCTTCTGGCTTGCAGTGATGAACCAGTTCTTTGGCTTTTCAGCAGTGAACTCGATATCAAGTCGATTCAGCTCATAAACCAGGTCGATGTTTCTGTAGAGTGCTTTCCATTTCTGGAAGTGCTCATGGTTAAGTCGAATGACATTCCCTGCAAAAGCATATTTCGAAGAAACGTCATGTACCTCACATGGAGCGTTAGCGACCTGCTGTATAGGTTCATTGATAGGTTCAAAAGAGTGACTGGTTCTGGGTGCAGCTCCTGCACTACCCCCTAGTGAATCTCCTGCACCACCTGGTGAATTTGCTGCACTACCCCCTAGTGAATCTCCTGCACCATGTAGGTTGAGGTGATACACATTGCTGGAGTTTCCTTTCGGTCCAGGCCGATACTCTTTTCTCACCAGGCCGGCATCGCATAATGCGTCGATGTGATTCATCACAGAGCGCTTGCTTATCTCGCACTGGTCAGCGATATGTTGATAACTAGGCCAACACTCGCCCAAATCGCTGGCATTGTCTGCCAGCTTCAGGAGTACCAGCTTTCTCAGGGGATTACCTACTTTCATCGTCATGGCTTTAGCCATTAGAAGCATGCTCACTCTTTTCCTCCCAGCCAGCATCTTTCAGGAACTGGCGATATTCATTCAGGATGGTCAGTGCTTTTTCGGGAATTGTGACTGGATGGTGATCAGCAATCAGCTGGATGAATTCTCTTGCCTTAACAGCACTGAATTGCGGTAGAGCCGCACTACGCGTTAGTTTTGACTTCCCAGCGGCTTTGGCTTTGCCCATCTGCTCGACCGCTACTGCGGACGCCTGAGAGCCATGCTCGCGGGATAATGCAACTGCTGTGGTGGCAGCGACTTCACCGGAGCGAACCATGCCAATCAGCTCATCACCGCAAGTCAGTAACTGAAGATGGTGGTCAACATCAGCAACTGAACGTTTAACCTTCTTCGCAATCTCTGCTGGCTCCCAGCCCTGATTACTCAGGCGCTGGTAGGCTGCTGCGCGTTCAAGCGGCGTCAGAGGTTTACCTTGTGAGCTGGTGACCATGAAAGCGATGCGATCGGCATCAGAACCAATGAAATCTTTGCATTCCAGGCGTGGGATTTCGGTACCGGATTCCTGTGCCGCCAGTGCGCCGTAATAGCGGTGATGGCCGTCAATAATTTTTACGCCCTGCTCTGTTACCTGAACAGCCAATGGCGGAACGTACTCGCCGGCAATAAACGCATCCCGAAACTCTTCGACGTGAACCTGGTCGATTTCACGAACGTTAAAGCCAGGCTCCACATAGATTTCTGACAGCGGCACCAGGAAGGTTTTCTTCACTGTGGTTTCGGTACCGTTTTTATCCTTGGACTTGTAAAGCTGAGATAGAGAACTCATAATTACTCCTGTTGTTATTGACGTAACACAGTGTGTTTAAAAGTCGATAGTTAGTTGCTCAGAGCGTCCGGCCACCACCGGGCGCTTTTTGCTTTCTGGCATAACAGCTGCAATAGCCTGCCTTGCCACTTCACGAATCAGGCTTGTCTCCCAGACTTTCTCCAGAAGAACAAACGTCACAGCCATATCGTGAATGTTTAATCGACTCACCTTTGAATCAGCCCATCCCGCCATCTTTGCGAAATTTGTCTGACCCATTGAAACGAGTCGGGCACGAAGCTCTGTTTCCACTTCGCGTACCTTTTTGCTGTCTTTTGCTAGTTCCATTGATTAATATTTTCCTTAGTTAATAAGTAAATACGCATCTGTTGATGCGTTGGTTTATCCCCGCATTTCGGCGGGAATGAGGCCAGAGCTGTTAAAGAGCGTCGCTGCTAAGCAGCCATATAGCGATGCGGGTAGAGAATCTGCATCTCGGAGATCTTCCCTTCGAAGAATTTCGAGAGCTTTTCAGCCGTTTCCAGAGAGGTAACTTGCTTTCCTCGCTCAATTCGGCTCAGGTTCCCAACGTCAATCTCTGTCAGCTTCGAAACTTCAGCGATTGTCAGGCCTTTCTCCACACGCATTTTTCTTAATGGTGTACACATAATGCACCTCCTTAATGCGTTATACGCATAATAATGCATACGCAGATTTTGCGCAAGGCGCTTTGCGGAGAGCGCATAAATGTTTTCTAATAACGATATGAAAGTAGGTGAAAAGATTAGGCTTCTACGGAAGCAGCACAAATACACATTAAACGAGCTGGCGTTGCTTGTTGATAGCGACGTAGGCAACCTATCACGTCTTGAGCGTGGCGTTCAGGGCTATAGTGATCAGCTTCTAAGAAAGATTGCAAAAGCCCTTGATGTTCCTGTGGCTGTACTATTCTCTTCCGATGAGACAGAAAATACTGTAGATTCGTACAGTGTTAATTCCCTAAATCATCGGGAGGAAAAGAATGTGTATAGAGTTGATGTTCTTAACGTTTCTGCCAGTGCAGGTGATGGTGCTCCATCCAAAGACCTTGTGGAGGTGGTTAGATCAATTGAGTACGACATTGACCAAGCGAAATCTATCTTTGGAAACATCCCGCAGCGTTCCGTTAAGCTGATAAACGTTCGTGGCGACAGCATGCAGGGAACCATTGAGCCTGGTGATCTCATTTTTGTGGACATCAGAGTTAACTATTTCGATGGTGACGGTATCTACGTATTCGATTTCAATGGCGATACATTTGTTAAGCGTCTGCAGAAGGTTAAAAACGACCTCTTTGTCATATCCGACAACCCAAAATACCGGGAATGGTCGATCAACCAGGAAGAAGCTGCAATGCTTCACGTATCAGGCCGCGTAATGCTGAGCCAGTCACAGCAATTCCGACGACACGGATAACCACCTCCCCCGCCTTATGAACCCGCTTTTGCGGGTTTTTTTGTGCCCGCTGCAAATCCATCAAAAAATTTTATTCCTTTTTGAATCATACGCATAAGTAATTTTTAGCTTATTTGCTTCCATTTGCGATAAATATGCGCTTGACGCATTTGCGTTTAACGCATACATTTAAGCCATCAGCAGGACGCACTACTCACCAGGATGGTGAATCGCTCTTTAACATTGATGGATTGTCCCGCCGAAATGCGGGAACCAAAGAGTGTTTGGCTTTGGGATTGGATGAATGCGCAGGCTGATGCGCAGTGGGACGTGGCTGACTCACGAGGATGGCTCAAGCGAATAAGCAAGCTCGAAGCCGCCGAATAAGCGCCTTATGCCGGAGATCAGTACCGGCCATCCAATCACCAAAGCCAATCATTGGAGGTCAACATGATAATCGTTACTTACCTGGCTGATGATAACGCCAGAAATCGCCGCAGAGCACGCAGACAAGCTCAACGTGAACAGGCAATGCAGGACGCTTCTCTTGCACGCCGGGTAGCAAATAGCACATGTAGTACACGGGTTTCGAAGGCCATTTCGCTTGCCGGAATGCGTCAGAAGGAAGTTGAAGTTACAGCGGTTAAGCAGAATCGCACCTACTACCGTGACGCTAACCCGCTCGGTAACAAAATCCACGCCGTTCAGCGCATGAAGCTGAGCAGTAAGCCACTTATTTGAGGTGAGATATGTCTCTGATTTATACGGTAATAGCAGGGAAGATTGATGACGATGGCGAAAATATTAAATTCGTCGATGATGCGGACAGCATTGAGTCTGCTGAGGCGATGATTAGGGAGAAAAAACTCTACACCTATGCATTCTGCCGAGTAGAGGTGACGGGATTCGAGGCCGCATAGCCGGCCTTCTTTTGGCAGCAAGCAAGATGGCTTGCATCTGGCCCATCATGATAGTCTTTGATGCCAGTAACCACTGAGGTATTTATGGGTAAAATGAGATGCCTTGTCGTCAAGAATGACGGCGATATGGAAAAGGCGCTAAGCGCTGGATTGGCAGTAAACATAAACTGCGAAATTGATGAGATGTGGGTGAGCATCCCCATGAAAATGTATGAGCAATATCGTGAAGCTTCATTGGAGGGTGGAACCAAGCAGTTAAACCGGATAATTGAGCACGCAGGATTAGAGAAAAAATCCGAACCTGAATACTTGGACTGAATAAACCCGCTACGGCGGGTTTTCTTTTGGCAGCAAGCCACAGAGGTGAATATGGAATTAACACAGGAACAAGCAACAGAAGTTATCAAGCTTATCGAACAAGCGTTTCTGGATGGGTTTGATGATGAGGTTTTGGTTGAGTTGCATGAGCAATTAACAGGATTCGTCAGCAAGGCTCTGGGGGATGAGTGATGAAATTAAATAACGGCTTTACACTGCGTCGCCTGCTGGACCAACCAGAGGACTATTTTGACATGATCTATGTTGACGGTAATGAGGCTTACTACTCACCAGACGTATATGTGAGTGAGCGCTTAGGTCGCGAGTCACTCAATCAAGTGCGTTTAGAAGACGTAAAATCGCAAGGCTGGGAACCCTACACCCATACGAAAGAAGCAGAAAACTTATGGGAAGCCGTAGACCGCAAACCTACCTGATTTCATACACAAAACTAGTTTGATTGAAGATTATTTGACGCATTATAAGCATACCCACTGGATGCCATTACCTGAACCACCAAGCGAATAGCAGCTGATAGCTAATTCTCTGAGTTAGCTATTGGGTGTAATACCGCACCGTACTATCGGAGACGATTCGATAGTTCTGATTATTGGAAATCCCTAGTTATGTCTTTGCCGCCAGCAGTCAGGGCGGCATTCTTTTTGCCTGGAGGAAAGCATGGAAATTGATATTCGAAAAGTTGCAAATTATTCATCAAATGGTGGATGGAGAGAAGTAACAGTCAAAGAAGATAACACGACCATTAAGTTCTACTTAGACACCAAAGGCGATATTAAAGAATTTTGCCATCACCTTTTAGATACCGCTTTTGCTGAGATGGAAATGGATGAAATCATCTCCTACCTAACAGAGAACGGATACAGCGACGAGGTTATCGAGCGTTACGAAGAAGAGAAATCAGAAGCCGCCTAACAAGCGGCTTTTTCATATGCGCATATCAACAGAGATTCACGAGTCTCTATCGCTATGCAATCACACACAACATAAGGAACCAGCCCATGATGCACTACAGCTTCGCGGGTAGCGGCGTCATGTCCGCTTATTTCCCCGCTGAATCCGAATTATCCAAACGTGTTCGCCGTCTTATTCGTGCTGCCCGTAAGCACCTGGAGGGTTTATGTCACCAGTTATAAATCACAGCCTGCTCAAAGCAGCGCAGAGCAAAGCGGTTATCGCTCGCTATCTCGGGAACGCTCAGATGTGGCTGCAGGCCAATGAGCAAATGAAGTCAGCAGTTGGCATGCCGTGGTATCGCAAATCATGAGTATCAGAGATATGTCAGACGAGCAGTTTTACCATCTGATGAAAGATTTAATTGGCAGCCAAGGAGGTTTCCATGCGGCCGACAACAACAGTGAAAGAGAGTCAGCTACAACGCCGCCTGACAACAACGCAGGCTCTGTGGTGGCGTCACAAGGGTGACAGAGAGCGTATGCGTGTGTATCTCAACCTGTCGCGATTAGAAGTGCTTAATCAACGTTATTTCCTGGGCGGATGCCCGTTCTGAGGTTTATATGAGCATTCAATTTTATGAGCGCCTTGCTGATATACAGGCGCACTTAAACGCGCCAAAAAATCAGTACAACTCGTTTGGTAAATACAAATACCGCAGCTGCGAAGATATCTTGGAAGGGGTTAAGCCGCTGCTGAAAGGTTTGTTTCTTTCCATTAGCGATGAAATCGTACTAATTGGCGATCGCTACTACGTAAAAGCTACTGCAACCATCACGGATGGTGAAAATAGCCACTCAGCAAGCGCTATGGCGCGAGAAGAAGAAAACAAGAAGGGAATGGATGCTGCTCAGGTAACGGGCGCTACAAGCTCATATGCGCGCAAATACTGCCTTAACGGGTTATTCGGTATTGATGATGCCAAAGACGCTGACACTGACGAGCACAAGCAGCAGCAGGGCGCGCAGCAGCCTGTGAAACAACAACAGGCAGCAAATCATGCCAAGCAGCATGATTCTCGCTCTCCTCAGCAGTTCTTAACTGACTTCTCAGCATACGCACTGAAAGCAACTTTGCCTGAGCTTGAAGAGGCATGGAAGGCTGTAGACAAGAAGCTTTCTGGCACAGAGCAGCACGACAAAGCCAAGTCAGTTTATTTAGATCGTAAATCAGAAATTGAAGGGGTCGCAGCATAATGAGCATCAACGTAATTTGTGCATCAGGCAATATCGGAAAGGACGCAGAGCAGCGCTGGACGCCTAACCAGAAGTGCATCGCATCATTCTCTCTTCCTGTTCGTCAGGGATATGGTGAAAGAGAAAAAACTTCCTGGGTTAAGTGCATGCTGTTCGGTGCGAAAGCAGAGAAGCTTCCACAATACCTGACAAAGGGAACAAAGGTTACGGTAACTGGCGAGTTTGTCATGGAAGAATGGACAGACCAGAACGGCGGTAAGCGCTCACAGCCGGTAATCATCGTAATGGATATTGACTTCGGTTCTTCTGGCAACAAACAGGCCGCACAGCAACATCCTGAACCAGATTTCGACTCAACTATCCCCTTCTGATTTAACCACCACCTGAACATTCTATTTCACCTCACGGAGGCGGCATAACTTCGCCTCCAGTTTAAGGATTAAGCCATGTCACCTGATGAAAATGGTTATTTCCGTGCACCTAAAAAACTGGAATCGAAGGAAGAAGTTATTGCCCGGGTATGCGCTGGCCTGGAGCTTTACTACCAGCAGAAAGAGAAAGGAACTCTGCCAAAGGATGAGCGCACGCCTGAGCAGATTCAGGATGCACAGGACGATTACTGGATAGAAAAGCTCACAAGAAAGTACGAGTCAAAGCTCTGGCATGACAACTTCATGGCCTCCTTCTCTCCTGGCTGGGAAACAGTCGGACCTAAACAACCATCAAGATGCAATGACCGTGACCGTGTTTACTACGGCCGATTTGGTCATGTCCGTAGTGACTAAGGAAACCATCATGAAACTCAATATCGAAGTTGGCAGTAAATACGTAATCACCGGCACTAAGTTTGACCTCGTTCTCAGCGAAAAGAAAAAAGTAACAGACGAGAAGAGCAAGAACTTTGGAAGGGAAATTATCTCTCGCCTCGGCTACTTCAGCACCCTCGACAAGCTGGTGAAAGAGCTTTGCCACAAAGAGATTCTGGAATCCGAAGCACAGTCACTGGAAGAGCTGAAAACCCACATCGACGACCTGTCTATCGAGCTGGCAGAAGGCGTTAATGACTTTCTGGAGCGTGCACAATGATAGGCATGACATACGACCCCTTCATACAACCCCAAGAGCTTATCGCCGGCCACCGCTTCAAACCCATCAGCGATATCCCACGCGAAGAAATGCTGAAGCGCGAATCATTCCCAAGCGTGAACGAGAACAAATTCCTGACAGCGTGGTTAAACCAGAGGGCGAAGAAATGAGCGTGAATCGTTATAGCGTAGGCGTAGATGGCATAGACCCGAATGGGAACCTTGTTAAATATGAAGACTACGCCGCACTTGAAGCCAGATGCGCGGCGCTGGCTGCGGAGAATGCGGGGCTGAAGAAATTCTGCAAAGACGCTGCGTTCGATGCTGATTATGAAGCTGAATTAGGTATGGAGCGTGGCGGATTCACTGATGCGCTTAACGACATCAAAACCCCAGCTACGGACGCCTATATGAGCGAAAGGGGTGAATGATGCTTACTCAGAAAAGGCTCAGGGAGTTATTTCACTACAACAGCTATACGGGTGTATTCACAAGGATAAAGTCGACATCTAGCAGGGCGATTAAAGGCGATATAGCTGGAACAACTAATTCACATGGATATCTGCGTTTTTGCGTGGACGGTGTTGTTTATCTTTCTCATAGACTCGCATGGTTATACGTATATGGAGAGTTTCCAGAAGGGATTATGGACCACATTAATGGCGACAGGAAAGACAACAGGATCGCCAATCTCCGCATTGTCTCTTTAAGACAAAACGCGCTTAACAGGAAGATACAGTCCACCAATACTTCCGGAATAAAGGGCGTTTCATGGTGCCGGAACTCTAAAAAATGGAAGGCCTCAATTATGTATGAAGGCAAGCACATCAATGTTGGATCCTTTTCTGACAAGCAGGAAGCGGCTGAGGCAATTAAAAAAGCTCGGGCAGAGATTCATGGTGAGTTTGCGAATGATGGAGGTAACGCCCAATGAGCAACATCGACAAACGCGCATTACGGGAAGAGTTATCGAACCCAGCGATCGGAAGTAATGTCCACCTGCGGAAGTTAGCGCTGGCGCTGCTGGATGAACTGGAAGCAGAAGAGCGAATCAGCTCGACGTGGAGAAAAACGGCGGAGTCAAACCGTGAAAAGCTGGAAGCCGTAGAGAAGCGGATTGCTGAGCTGTCAGCCAGCCACGAAAATCTTCGCGAGGCAATGGCTGGCATTCACAACACAATCACAGGTGGAGGTGCTTACACGCCGCTGGCTGCAATTCTGAATGCCTCCAAACGCGCATATGAAGAGTCGGCAGCGGCAGCCTGTAAAGGAGAGGCATCATGAGCACTATTTCCGAAGAGCGTGTGAAAGACATTTTAGAGTTTGGTGCAGGCCGAATCATATCTCCAATCACTGACGATGAAATTATGGAAATGGCGCGTATCGCGCTGGCATCGCTCGAAGCGGAGCCTGTGGCCATCAATGACTATATGGCTTTCGCGTTCCATCATGCTCTGTCAGATTCATCACTTGGAGCTGATGACGTAGAGGAAATTAAGACGGGATTGCGCGCTGCGTTTGCCAATGTCACCTACCCGCCAGCGACGGTATCTGTGCCGGAGTGTTTCAAGCGCCTTCTCCACCATGCTTACGGTATGACAATGGGGCATGACTGGAACAAAGGGACTATGGCTGGGCATCACCGTACCAAGCTGTGTCAGGCTGTTGAAGAGTGCCGCGCCGCCATGCTTCAGGGTGCCGATGGCAACTCTCCGGTGATTCCGGCTCAACCTTTGGCATGGAAAGTGATATTCACAATGCATGGACAGCCAGGCAGTAACTTCAAAAAGATATTTGAGGATGAGGTAGCGATGGAGTCTGCGGTATCTCTGCACAGAAGTGGAGGTTTCGATGTGCAAGTTATACCGCTAATTGCACAACCCCACCAATAACAAACCCGCACCCAGCTGGTTTTTCTTTATCCGGAGTCACCATGCACGCTAATCCAATTATCTGGCTCATAGTCGGAATTATGGCTCTGAGCGCTATCTCTTCACTCATTCACATGTCAGAGGGCTTGTTATGGCTAAATTTTCTGTGGGCGCGTTAGTGCAGCTTAAGTCTGGAGGCATCAGAGGGATGGTTGAGAGCCAGATTGAGCCGGATAGCGACCATCCTAGGTGCTGGTGCAAATGGGATGGCGGCAACTACTCGGTGCATCACGAACACGAACTTCGCGCGGCTACTGTTGATGAGCCTCGCGTGTATAAGAAATTAGCGTAAGGAGATGGATGTGAAACTTATTGATTTTTTGATTTCCGAGGCAAAAAAAGGATGGGAGTGGCCAAGCAGCATAGTTAAGGCAGCTTCAACTAAAGGCGGTAGGAGTGTGAATTTTTATTTTGATTATGTGAGCCCACCAAGCCTATCTAACACGCTTTTTTCACCACAGATATTCATATCCTCAGAAGTTGTCACCCGCGAGCAATATGAAATCGCACTTGCAGCCAGAAAAGAGATGATCATCAACAAACCTGATTCCGATGGCTGGATTTCGTGGTGTGGTGGTGAGTGCCCGGTAGATGGTGATGTGGTGGTTGACGTTAAATTCCGCGCGCAGGGTCAGGCTGATCTTGATGGTGATGTCGCAGATAATTTCCACTGGGAACATTTCAGTAATGGTGCCGATGTCGTGGCATACCGATTGCACAAGTCAGAGCATCAGAAACCAGAATGGGATGGCGAGGGCTTGCCTCCTGTGGGGTGTGAGTGTGAAGCTCTATATGACTCTGGAAGGGGTGAGTGGTTTTTAGCAAAAATACTTGCCCATGATAATGGCGCAGTTATTGGAAGATGGCTTGAAGGTGACGGGATTTACTCATTGCTCGACTACTCATTACCACATGGCTCTTTCCGTCCCATCCGTTCAGAAGCAGATAAGAAGCGAGACATCATCATCTCTAAGATAGAGAAAGCTTACATAGATTGCCCGCATAGCGATGCAGTACCACAGGTAATCTATGAAGCTATAGCAGAACACATCCGCATCGACTAGACCGCCGCAATGGCGGTTTTTTATTGGAGATAGATAATGAAGCAAATAGAAGAAATCGCTCACCTTGCGCGAAGGATACTGCAAGATGCCCTTCTTCACTGCATGAACAAAGACAATACTAAGGGGGCCTGTTTGTATGGTGCTCATCTTGTCCACACTATGGTAAGCCAGTTTACTGATTACCAATCAATCGTTCGCGGTGGAGATGGAAAGGATGATGGAGGGTTCTTTAAGGATGGCATTGGAAGTGGTCATTATTGGGTGGAGGTTGAAGCAGCGACAGGGGCATTGATTGTGGATATTACTGCTGATCAGTTTGGTTCCGATGCGTTGGTTGTGAAACCATCTGTGGATGCAAAATATTACCGCAACGGCAATCAGGATATTGTCGACATGCATTACGGAGAATTCATGCTGGAAATTGGAAAATTGGTTCCCTGTGACTTTGCCGTCAAGGAGTAACAATGAAATCACACAGTCTCACACTCGATGAGGCCTGTGCATTTCTAAAGATATCCAGACCTACCGCTACTAACTGGATCCGCACAGGCCGCCTTCAGGCAACACGCAAAGACCCTTCAAAACCTAAATCCCCATACCTCACAACACGGCAAGCCTGCATTGCGGCGCTTCAGTCTCCGCTGCATACTGTCGGCGTGAGCGCGGGTGATGGCATTAAAGAGGAAACGAAATGTCACTCTTCCGCAGAGGTGAAATATGGTACGCATCGTACTCGCTCCCGGGCGGGAAGCGAATTAAGGAAAGCCTTGGGACTTCCGACAAGCGGCTCGCTACTGAACTACATGACAAGCGCAAAGCTGAACTGTGGCGAGTAGACCGGCTTGGCGATTTCCCTGATGTAACGTTTGATGATGCGTGTATGCGGTGGCTTGAGGAAAAGGCCGAGAAGAAGTCACTGAAGGACGACCGCAGCCGCATGGCATTCTGGCTGGCACACTTCGAAGGGATTCGATTAAAGGATGTCACTGAGCAAAGGATTTACTCAGCAGTAAACAAGATGAGCAACCGCAAGCTGCTTGAGATATGGAAGATTCAGGCAGCAGCGGCGCAGAAGAATGGACATCCTGCACCAGTGTATTCAGCCTCCCCCGTCACCACTTCAACCAAGGCCAAACATCTGGCACTGATGAAAGCCATTCTGCGCGCGGCAGAACGTGACTGGAAATGGCTTGAGAAAGCACCTGTGATTAAAGTTCCCGCGGTGAGGAATAAGCGGGTTAGATGGCTGGAGCATGAGGAAGCGAAGAGGCTTATTGAGGAATGCCCGGAGCCACTGAAGTCGGTTGTTAAGTTTGCGCTGGCGACTGGGCTTCGCCGTTCAAACATCATCAATATGGAGTGGCAGCAAATCGACATGCAGCGTCGGGTTGCCTGGGTGAATCCTGAAGACAGCAAATCAAACAGAGCTATTGGCGTAGCACTGAATGATACGGCCTGTAAGGTACTACGCGATCAGATTGGCAATCATCATAAATGGGTGTTCGTCCACATGAAAGCCGGTGTTCGTCCTGATGGTTCTAAGACGCCATCAGTAAGGAAGATGCGGGTTGATGACCAGAGCGCATGGAATGCAGCATGTCGTCGTGCAGGTATTGAGGATTTCCGGTTCCACGACCTGAGACATACGTGGGCGAGCTGGTTAATTCAGTCTGGTGTTCCGTTATCTGTATTGCAGGAAATGGGCGGCTGGGAAAGTATCGAAATGGTCCGTCGATATGCCCACTTAGCACCTAACCATTTAACTGAGCATGCGAAGCAAATTGACTCAATTTTTGGGGTTGATGTCCCAAATATGTCCCACGCCGTAAATAAGGAGGAATTGAAGGAGGCGTAAGTGCATGATTAATAATGGCACGCCCTGTAGGATTCGAACCTACGACCTACGGCTTAGAAGGCCGTTGCTCTATCCAACTGAGCTAAGGGCGCACTGAAAAGCGTGAACTTCGCGGTGGTGAAACGCGAAGAATTATACGGTCAATGGCAGGTGAGTCAATGCCTTTTCCGTTTTCCACGGCAATTACCGCTAGCCGATTGTAAATACGGCTATTTTCTCAACATTCTCCCCTGTTTCACCGTAAAATTTAGCGCTGCGAAAAGGCTTAGTTGCATTTAAGTAACGCCTGCTGTTTTCCTGAACGTCAGCTCGTCACACTAGAGTCAGGTATCCCGGCCGCCTGGAGGCTGACAGACAACAGGACAATGGAGTGACAGCGCAAAACCCGATCGATACGCCCCCCCGGTTACAGTACATTTCTCAGGACATCGTCGGCATTAAGCTAGAGCCCATCGTCGCCCTTTCCTCCATGCGCCATGTTGGCGTGGAGGTACTTAGCGTTCTGTCCGACACGCGGCACAGCGAGGACTTTTTTTGCGATCGGTCCGCAGACTGGTCGATAACGCTGCTTGAAGCACAGCTTGCCGCGTTAAAAAAACCGCCGCACGGTCATAACCTTTTTATTAATCTGCCGATAACCGTCCTGACAGAGCCTGCGTCTTTTCAGCGACTTATCCGGTTGCCCGGCGTGCCGCTCAATATTGAGATTGTCGACCTCGCGTCCTTTTTGGCGCTGCCCGTCGCGCAAAAGCAGCATGCGGTTCAGAATCTGCAGCAGCTTCGCAGACAGGGACACGCTATCTGGCTGGATGACGTGGATGACGTCTTAGTGCAGTCGTTTTTATCCTGCCGACTCCCGTTAAGCGGCATCAAAATAGATAAGGAAGCATTCTGGCGTTTACGCGACACCCCTGCGCTGAGGCAACTGGTTTCCCTTTGCTTTCAGCTGGCCGGGAAAGTGCTTATCGAAGGTATTGAGACTGAACGCGATCGTACCTGGGCACTGCAGGCAGGCGCAGATCTCGGCCAGGGGTATTACTGGCCGTCCTGGACATGGCCGGAGGATTAA